TTTGAACCTATAGCAAGTCTTGACGCATAATCGTTCTGTGCTTTGAACGCAATCGTAGTCATCATCGAGTCTTTGATTCCGTTATCGTATATCTTCTTGTGTGCTGTCTGTGAAATCAGCACGAGAAAGATATTCATTCCCGCACCCTCTGCAATAAGTCGCTCAAGAGCAATCTTAGCTCCTTCACCACACTGCTTTATAAAGGTTGCGAACTCGTCAATCACTATATACATAGGTACGCTGTTATCTTCAACAGTATCGCCCTTCTTCATACTAGCCTTCCAGCTCGCTCGGTTACGCTTTTCAAGTTCACCGACTGTACGACGTAGAACTCCTCTGAAAGCGTCAACATCGCTGTTTACGTAAGCGCCTTTTGCGAACTTCGCATAGTCTTGTGCTTTAGGCGACCATATCGCTACTTCTGCAATCTTGACCATATCTTCGAGCATAAACTTTACCATCGTTGACTTTCCAGACCTAGACATACCAGAGATAAGGGTGTGCCCCATTTGTCGTGGTCCCATAGTCACAGCTGTACCAATCTCGGTTTCACCAAGTCGTATCTGTGCCGTTTCGGTTTTCTTGACCTTGTAATCTTTCATCATATCATCGAATACATTTCTACTCATAACATATCCTTTCTGGTTATTCAAACCATTCAATTAACGTGTGTGTACTGGTCTCGACGTTCCCGTCATCATCAGTACCCTCGTATTCAGTTTCTTCGTATCGGTAGCCCATTTTGTCGCAGTGGTCGCAGTATAATCGCTGACCGTCCTCTTCGTAATCAGAGTGCAAGCACTCCAACCAAAAGGGTGTGCCATAACTGGCCCATGTACCTGTAGCTATATAATTGACTTTTATCTGCTTGCTCATACTACTATCATAGCACGAAAATAGATAAAATACAATACCTTTTATTTATCGAGTATTGTTGTTAGTGCCCGTTCGGTAGACCAGCCTAAGTGGTTGATCCTATAAAACAAAGTTCTGTAGCCTATCCCTGTGATTTCAGCCCACTCGGTGATATTGTGCGTTTCTCCGTTGAAGGTAACGTAACGGTTAGTAGACCTGTTATTGGCCTGCTCTTTAGGGGTTGCCCACCGACAGTTTTTTGGTTCGTAATCTCCATCGTTGTCAATTCTGTCGATTGATGTACCAGGAGGCTTCTCTCCCATATCGGTACAAAAATTGGCAAAACCACTCGCGCCCAGCCACCTATCGCACATCTTGACACCACGACTGCCGTGACTACTATAACTTCTCGTCTTGGGGTTATAGCACCGTTGCCTCATACTATTCCACGTTTGATATAGTGGGTGGGATCCAGGCTTGAACTCTACACCCTTGTACATAATCCGCACACCCCTGTTCTGCGGGAGTATATTAGTTATCTTGCCGTGAACAATAATCTGTGTCTGGTGCATACTGCAATATAGTTTATAGTTCCTGATATTGTTACAACCGTCAACGTAGCAAGCTCTCATAAGCCTATTTTACCACTAAAGTAGCTAATTGTCTAGGCTGTTGTACCATTCGCTATCGCTGACCGCACCAAGTTTAGCCATAAAAGGTTCAAACTCATCAACTCGCAAACACAAACCACCTGGGCTGCAAATCAAACCACCGTTAACCCAAAGGCTAAAGTTAATATGAGCAGGGGTTTCGTTGGTAATCCTGTACGTAATTCGGTCAATCATTATTCTTCACTTTCTTCGGCCATCTCGACCACTTCTTGTGCTTCTTCAATCAACTCCTCGAACTCGCTCTGCTTCGACAAAAGCCACAAAGCGTCGTCATACGTTTCTATATCGTATTCAGCCCCCTCGAGGACCTCTCGTAAACTAACTGACATTTTAGCTCTCCATTCTGTGCAAACATTTCATACACGTTACTTTTCTATCGTTAGTGGTTACGTTCATATCCTGTGTAACCCATTGACCGCACAGCAAGGCCCATTTACCTTTAGTGCCGAACATCTTATCGTACTTGCTCTTTACGCGCCCACGACCTTTTCTACGATGGACAACGACCCGATGCGAACTAATCCTGGGACGGGGGCAGGCTCGAACAAATGTTTTCGCCGCCTCACGCAGACTCATCTTCGTCCTCGTCATCGGCAAGGCCATCACAGCAGGACCGTGGGTACCCAGGCTCATCACCGTCAATCAACGTGCCGCAAGTCATGCAACATAACCCGTCCTGCACATAGTCTTCAAAGAAACTCATACGTTCTCCTTTGCAATCGGTTGTCCCGTGATACCATTCTTGAAATCACTTAGACGTTCACCTAGCTCAGGCTCGCTTGTAACCCAACCGATAGTTTTGCCTGCACACAGTATCTCACCGTTAGGCATTACGAGAACATCTAACTTAGCCAGTGTTATTTCTTTAGGTGCTTTGTTCATACTGTTGCCTCGATACCGTAAAAGTTGCACCAGAACTCTTCTCGCCTTGCCCTGATCTGCCTGTCTTCTGGGTAGTCTTTCACACTCTCCATATAATCAGGTGTACAGGTTGGGCAATAAGCACTGTTCAATACTGGTATCACCACGGCAAGCTCATCGTGTTTCAACAGGTTGTTGCAATTATCGCAAACCAATTCAGGTATCCTGCTGTACGACATTAGCTCGTCATAAGTAACCGTAAGGTAGCCTATGTTCTTGGGTGTTCTTTCAAAAATTGCCATTACAGTTGTGCTCCTATAGCTTTGATGCCTTTTATAATTGTTTTCAGTTCGTAGTTGCGAAAGGCTGACTCAGCGTATACGACCGCGCCCTTACCGAAGTGGTAGTGGTTGTCGTCTAGGTACTCTTGAGCTTCCTTCTCGGTCAGGAACGCTACCCCGTCGTAGGTACTAGCCGCGGGTAGAAGGTCGATGTCATACGTCCAGTGGGCATCTTCAAGACCGTCGCAATAACAGCCTTCTTCACCTAGCTGGGGCAGCTTATCGTAGTCGAAATCGCTCTCTTCTAAAATATCCGTACAGGTATGACAATAATGTTCTTCTGCGCCCTCGTAGGTCAGACGCTCAGTGTGGTCCCCACAGCCATCACGCTTTTCAACTTTTATCTCATCGTATATACGAAAGATAGGCGTGTCGGTGTGTCGGTTGTCCTGTGTTTCGAGTAGGTTAGCGGTTGTTTTGAAAAACTCGGCTAACTCATCATCGAGTTCAATCGTCTTGACCATTTTGTCGCTCCTCTTCTACTATGCTCATCACAAGCAGGTTAGTTATATAGTTCTCCGTATACTCGCTTGGTTCACCGTCTGAGGGCGACCAACCGCTTAACGAATACAGTATGCTCACCGAAGATCGGATAAGGGCATCACTGCGGTCTGGGTATCTATCCTTCATCATAAGCATTACACGCTCATCGAACGTATAGTGCTCCCGAGTGATAGGTACACCGTCTTTGACTTGAGGAGCAACGTAGTTACCCCAATCTGGTAGGTTCACTTTAGCCTTTGTCATTATTAGCCTCTTTCTCAGCTATCCTCTTACGAAGTTCGTTGCGAACGTCTGCTCGCATCTCGCCCTCGTGAAAGTTTGATACACCGAACCCGATAAGGTATGCCAGTGATACTAGGTACATAACCAAGTCATCACCGACAGCCTTATGCAGAATAGTTGCTATTAAAATAAAAGCCCCTAATTGAAACAGGTCGTGTTTCCATTTCCTATCGAGTATCACCATTATCGTATTTCCGTTTCCACAAGCATTGTTGCATTGAAACGGTTAGCAATACGAGTGCCGTAACCTGGCTCAACTGAAACGATCCAAACGGCATCAACATCAGCGACATTCATTCGCCCGTCGTTGTCGTTGTCAGTTACAATCGCCACGTCCCGATACTTGTTAATGTTAATATCATCAATAACAGCCGAGTAGTTAGTACCACCACCAATGTTACCGCTAAGGGATACCTCATCGCTAAAGTATTTGGTAATCACCGTAACGTGGTTAAGCCTTTTGACGGTGTTCGCAAGAATACGCTCGGCTTTACCAGTCTTTTCATCGCTCATACTTCCCGAACGGTCAATATAAACAACTAAAGTTTTACCTGGGCTGCGAGTCTTACGTCGGCCCTTCTTGACGATAGCGCCTTGGTATTTCTTGTTTGGTCGTGCATAGCTTTTGTTTCGGCTCAACTGTTGCTCTTTGATGAAGTAACGGTTAAGGGAGTAGAACAATTCAAGTTCAGCGTCAATATCGACCTCGTCCCGCAAACCTTTTTGAATGTCTGCTTGCTCGTATCGTTCCTGTCGCTCGACTTTGATTTTCTTCAGTAAGTCCTTCTTAACTTTATCGCTCATACCGCCTGGCTGGGGACTAGGCGAAACAGATGTATCCTGCTTTTTCTTGTCGTCAAGGTCTCCTGCGCTCGCCCCACTACTTTGACCTTTGCCATCTCCTTGAATACAATCACCAAGCGGTTGACCTTTTGCCTTGCCGTTCTTGATTAAGTCGTCATAGATTTCAATGGCGTCTTTGCCGTAGTACTTATTGTGGGCACGTCGTTGCACGTTCAAACCACCTGCTAGAGGACCACCGATATTAAAGTGTCGGCTGTCAACCTCATCGTAGTAGTGGGACAACTCTAAGTCACCAGCCATGTTCCGAATTTCGTGGTCATCACGTCCGTCACCCCAGATTTTGTCGTCTAGGTGGCGAAGGAGCGTGTGCAATACTTCGTGACGGGCAACCAACGATTGCTCGTTGATGTTAAGAGTGCCGTTAATTACTATTCCTTGCGGGTTGGTAAAACCGATTACGCCCTTTTCATCTGTCCATCGAGTACCGAGTTGCTGTAGGGCAACACCGTATGAAGTATAGCCATGACGCTTCAAGGATTTCACGAGTGCGTCTAGCTTGTCCTGGTCGTCATAGATTTTCATATTATTCCCGTTCTTCGATACGTTTGCTTAATCGAGCGTGTAGGCTGCTGACTTGGATACCGTTAGTACCAGTCGCGCCCTTCTCACCCGTTTGCTTAGCCTTTGGTTCAGCTTTTTCACGACTAAAGAAACTATTGCCGCGAATATCAACGTCTACTTCTTTGTAGGCATCAATAAGTGCAACTGCGTCCTTACCGATGAAACTTGGTGAGAACAATTTAACGTCCTGCACTGATGTTGCGAATTGCAAGAGCCGAGTCAAAGATCGAGGAGTAGTAAAGACGTTGGTTTCTTCTGTGAAGCCCTTGTCGTCTGTGAATACCAAACCGTCCTCGTTGATTAGCTTGTCAACCATAACTCGAACGTCATCGTCTTCAGGCACATCAACACCAAAGTTCGTCCACCATTCTTTAGCGTCTTGTGTCCAACGTACCCACGCAAAACGGTTACGCATTGCAGGAGATAGTTCATAGTTACCGTAGGCAATCGCAGGGTTCATTGCTGCCACGATGATTGTTTCAGGGTGGAGCTTTGTACCATCTGGTAAGTGCCGTGACTCAATAAGTGTCAGCAAAGCATCTGCTGTTTCCTTTACAGAGGTATTAAGCTCATCTAGGAACAATACTGTACGTTCTTTTACAACCTTGTCAAGAAGGCCAAGGGAGTAGTACTCACCTGTATGACTTTCGTGGTCGGCTACGATTACACCTGCGATGTCTTCCTCGCTCAGTGTGCTTGCGAGTAGCTTGACAACGGGAATATCATTCTCGTTTGCCCAGCTCTCAACGATTGCTGATTTGCCCATACCTGCTTGACCTTCGATTGCTAAGGCAATACGAGGTTGCTCTTTGATACGGTCCAGCATCTTTTCAATTAGTGATGTTTTGCTCATTATGATTTAACTCCTTTAAAGTCTTTATCAGTTGCAAAGTTCAGCCGAACTCGTATCTCCATCAAACCCTTACGAATAAAGGCTTCATTGATACTCTGTGAGAACGGAGCTTTACCAGATTTAGTATAAGTTGGGCGAATATAGTGCCCTTTGTCAATGCTCGTCTTAGCTGGTCCTTCGAGTCTCACCCGAGGAAGCATATACGTCATTTCCTCTTTGATTTCTTTGTGAGCGCCGTATCCAATCATTACAGACCTTTCATTTTGGTGGCGTCAATGACGACACGGTAGCTGAACTCAGGGAGCTCAATCCATTCTGAACCTTCAGTAAGTTGGGCTTCAACTGTACCGTTTGCAACTGCACCGACTCCCTTGTCGCTGTCCCAGCCAACAATTTGCTTGTACTGTTCAATGCGAAGGTGCCCTGGTAGCATAGCATCGGCAAGAATACCTGCGAAGATGTAGCCTTCTGGTGCGATTACGATTACTTTTTGTCCGTTTGAATAATTGTTCATAGTGTGTTTCTCCTTTCAAGAGAATTAAAATAAAGTTGAACGTATGTAACTGGGCTAAGGCGTTTTGATCGCCTCACCCTCTTTTGCTTTACGGTTTTCTTCGAGGACTACTTCTGTAGCGTCAAAGTTGCCGTCATATATATCTGAACTGTACTCAGACACGAAATCGTCCGCTATTTCAATAGCACCGTTCGCGTCCTTGTAATCTGACCAAGCGGTTGAAACTTCATCGCCATACATTATGTCGATTGCTTCCCACTCGTCATACCCGAAGACTTCCATCATATTAGTTACGTTGTAGTCCTCGGTGTGGCTGTCGATGTATGGTTCGTCATTGTCTACATTCTCCTTGTTAATAGAGAGAGTGCCGATGTCGATGAACCCTGCACCGCCTTCTTCGTCTTGATATTCAATCTCGAAGTCGCCATCGTGCTTTTTGATTGCCGCAACTAGCTTACCGAACGTGATGTGGGCATTCTTACCTTCACCGTCACGCCAGCTTTCTTTAACTAACCTTCCCGCAAAGTAACTTTGTAGGTTGTTTGAATAGGCCCAGCGACCAGTGGCCCACCCACCAACGCTGACGTATTCTTCGCCGTCGAACTCTTTGTAGTCAATCTCAGCTAAAGCGTCCTCGTTGATAATGTTATATTCACTATCAGTCTGAACTGCCTCGATGTACGCAAAAAGCTCTTTGGCTATCTTTGGGTGGGCACTGATGCTCACTGTGGCAGAACTTTGGTTTGCCATTTACTGACCTCCTCTCATCTCACCTAGAACCACTAGGCGACGTTGCGACTGCTCGATCTCCTGTAGTTCACGAATAAGTCGCAGGTTGTTACCACTGCCTTTACGAGTCTTCTCAAGTTGTCTTGCGACTTCCATTGAAGCTGTTTCCAACAATCGAATACCGTTGCGAATAATCGCTGCAGGCTCTAATGAGTTGGTGTCGATAGGCGTGTATATGATTTTATCGCTCGTAACGCCATTCTTGCTAAGTGCTGAACGCAAGTAGCTAAGATGTCGTCCTGTCGATGTCGAATACCGTTCGGTGTTCACCAGCCAGGTACTACCTATAAGGGTTCCTAGTATATAGTGATGACCGTATGAGTATATAAACTTGTCCTCAGCGAATACGTTTGAACTGGTTCGCCGTTGCAAAGTTGCTCGAACGTTCCCTTTCTTCGTTATTTCGCTGACCATTTGCTCAAGGCGTAAACTGTTATTCATTATGCGTTCTCCGATACCAAGAAAACAACTATCTGTTGCTCTCCTGTAACCTCGAATTGATTGCGATTATATGAACTGCCTTGCATATCGTCTACAAGCAATACAAAGGCATCAACACCATTGTCTAAGAGGTATACGGTAATATGCTTATCCATTTTGAGTGGGTAAGTCATCGACTGCCGTGCATTCTCTTTCCAAGGTTGTTTGTAGTCTTTGAGTGCCTGTACCAAATCTGCAAGAACATAGTTTTGTCGCCCTAAAATCTGTAGGTTCTTATCGAGAGCCCATCGTCGGTAGTCCACTTTTTCAATGCGGTGAACGCCCTTGATCGGCTCAAACTTGTTTGGTGTAAACTCGGCCATGCTATACCTCTTTGATATAGCCCATGTATGAAGCAAGTTGCTCGAACTCGTCCTCGTTGATAACAATGATTTTGCTATCGTGGTTTGAGCCCGTACGCTTGTAGTCATACAGTACAACCGAGCCATCGCTAGCAACGGTTGCGTTTAGTGAAAAGGCAACGTCAGGTGTCGAAAAGTCTTTGAGGACCAATACTTCGCCAACGTTGTCGTGTGGTGTGTTTGCCATTATCGCTCTCCTTTGAGTAATAATTATTATGATTTGGGGGCAGGCTAAAACAAATGTATATAAGGAGGCACTTTCACCGCCCCACGTCGTAATCTCGACTCGCTGGAGACAGGCTGAAAAACCTCGGCAACATCTGTTCTTGCCTTGCAATTAAAAGAACCCCCATAAAGGGAGTACTATCAACTGCCGCAATGACCTGTAGCACTCAAGTTACGAGTGAACTCTACAGCTATCGCTTATATACATTATACAACAAGGCTAAGGTATTGTAAACACCCAAATCAAACACCAGGCTTACTCAAATCACGGCTTTTTACCCCGCTGCTGCCTGTGAAGAGTAACAATCCACGGTCTCCTAGAGTAGAAAAAACCTATTGTATTTAGTCTATCCTTATTGTATAATAGTAGCATACGAACAAAACAGTAAACGTATAATAATCATAATCAAGGGAACTGTTACAATGAAAACCAATTATTTAGGACAAGTTACTGATACTGCTATGAGCTTCATACCAGGAGAGAAGAACAAACCAAGTCGAGTAGGCGTTTATATGGGTGTAAAAAAGGGCGGTCGCAAAGCTCTTGAACTCGTAAAAGCGGGACCTCACGTTGACGTAGAAAAAGCGGCAAACGTCTATATTCACCAAGTTGTGAAACGTACAGGGCAAACAGTAAGGTTCAGGTACTACGATATTAAGGAAGTAACTGTATATCACCGTATCAACCACGCCCTCTACCACAAGCTAATTCTTCAATACAGTCGTATGAGAATGAGAGATACAGCGGCATTCGGTCTACCTGCTGAACAAGCTATGCTTACGGACGCAGACATCGCAAAGGTACTTGAGTTTAGTCGAGGCGAACTGCTTAGTCGCAACGGTCTATACATTTACGCATAGGCGAAAAAACCTCGGCAAAGAACCCTTTTGTGTGCTATTCGTGTATAGAACGTATAAGTACATCAACGAGCCTAGTATAGCGTTTGCCTTCAACGGTCATCGTTACCGCCCTACGCCCATTAACCATAAACTCCGATAGCCAACGCTCCGATCGAAAGGACCACACCTTGCCTTCTTTGGTTACTGCATAGTCCTCTAGGGGGTATTCAAGTAGCTCCATCTTACCCATTATTATGACGTGTAGGCTCGATATTGTAAAGAACCAGTCTGCCTTACCCGAAACGAAAAAAATCTCGCCAATAACCCTTCTCCTGTGTCTGATTGCTATATAGAGAGTATAAGACCGTATACTAAAGGCTTTATAAAGAATTGCGTGAAGAAAGCCAAGAGGAAAAAGTATTGTGTTTTATCACGAAAACGCACCTAATCCCAGACCTAGATAGCCAAAGCCAACCAATCACAACGGAAAAGGCGGAACGCAAGCCACAATCTCCAACTTTTCTGAACACTCTTGGAGTAGGAATCCGCCCCCTTTTTGCCAATCATGGCTTGTTTTTGCCGAATTGAACCCGTTTTTTGCCAACGACCAGCCCAAATCCGTGAATTGAAGCTCTGGATTGCCAACGACCTCCTGGCAGCTACACCATCCGAAGCCAGACTTACGAATCCTGTACTATCTGGATTAAAACCAGCAGATTTCAGCATACCCCCCGAATACTGAAGTTTTAGGTATCCAGCTAACCCAGGCCTCCCAGAACCGCGTTATCTCAGAGCTCCTAGAATCCACAAGAACCTGGCTTCTTCCAGCACGGGTAGGCTGCTGCACTATACAGCCACGAAACAAGGGCGAACAAATGCAAATCACCACAGGCTACTTGCCAAAGCCTCACTCCAGGTGGCATACTCCCCAGTTCTACGGCTTTACTGCCGATCCGGACGGTATCCAGCGGAATCCTGATGTGCCAAAAACCTATTGTATTTTATCGTCGCCTATGAGATAATACTTACAGTGGTAGAGATACCCATATAATCATAATCACAAGGAGATATTATGACAGCAACCAAAGCACCAGTTAAGGCTAAGGTAACAGTACCAGCCCACAAACTCGAAGTGGCTAAAACATTTCGCAAGAACATCGTCAAGTCAGTAACAGGTAAGGCTACCAGCTTACGTGACGAAGCAGGCAAGAAGATTAACCGTCAACACGTTATCACTTACCTCGAAGGCGACAAAGTCGTTACAGCTACCCTACAAATCATCTACGGGAAAGAGTTACTTGCACACACTAGCAAGGACATCTTAGAGCTTACGAACCGCAAGGGCAGTGTCTATTACTTCGTACCAGTTGCTTAGTTAGGCATAGGATAGCGTGATTGGTGGGTCACGCTACTCCAAGCTCAGGCAGGGGATCTGGTGAGGTCTGACAGCTATTTGTCCTGCATACAGAGGACGCGATCACACCGCTGCTGGGCTAAGCCAGACAAATGTAATCCGCTACAGGCTATTCGGTAGTGGGGCGCCCGCATGGCGGCTAAGGCTGGCAAATGAATCTTAGGTAAGGCGAAAGAAAAGAAAGGCGGCCTGGGGGACCGAGCAGGGAGGCTGCAGGCCGTGGCAGTTTCACGTGAAAACATTCCGCCCGTATCCTCGTCCTGTGTTGTGAGGACGTGCTATACCATCGCCATAAATCCGTAAAGATTATTGATAAAACCTATTGACTTTTATCATCATCTGTAGTATACTTATAAACAGTAGAGAGGGACGCGACTACTACAATTATAATTATAAGCGTCTGAGGTATAACATTATGGTAAGCACTAAAGCTACAACCACTAAAGCAAAAACAACTAAAGCAAAAGTTACAGTACCTAAGCACAAGTTACAAGTTGCCCAAGATTATCGCAAGCAGATTGTCAAAAGTGTAGAGGGTAAAGCGTCAAGCGTACGGGACGAAGCGGGTAAAAAAGTAAACCGCCAACACGTGATACGCTACACCGAGGGCGACAAGGTAGTTACAACCACTATGCAGATTGTATACGGCAAGGAACTACTAGCACACAAGGTAAAAAACATTTTAGAACTAACTAATAGTAAAAAATCTGTTTACTACTTTATCCCACTAAGCAAGTAAGCACAATATAAATAAGGTGAACGGGCCAAAAACCCGTTCATCTTTTTGTTTACGTGAGGCCGTAGCAACCCCCCTCGTAATTTTTTTTTCTAATTTCTCTGACGAGTGAGCCCGACAAAAGGTAAGCAAAACAGACCCAAGAAGCCTACTACGACAATGACGGGTGCTGCGAACGCGATAAGTATTGCGATCCACCCTATCGCGAGTGTGAGTATGACAAAAAAGAAGGTCATTAAGAATAAGAATGCTGTGACGTTACTCACCCCCGACACTGCCGAGTTGGATTTTCTACGGGTAGGATAAGTAGGAGTATTGGAGTTCTTTCGTCGTGATCTACCACCGTACATCGTGAAGCCACCGCGTTTGATACCACCACCAACGACGATTTTACCACGCGTTACACCACCACCGACACGAATGCGAGACTGGTTCGATGCGAAACTCATATCAGTATGCTACCTTTCTTTGCGCGCTTCATTATTATTTTGCCTTCATTGCCTAATGTATTTATTATGACACGATTTAGTATGCTACCAACTGAAGAAGTGCTGAGGTGTGTGACTTCTGCGATGCGAGCGTACTCTATCAACCCCGTGCAATACGCGTGAAAGATGATGAGGTTGCGCTTGGTTGAGTCGTAGTTCTTGTAGTACCCACGTTCTTCTGCGAGTCGGACTAGATTTTGGACGTTTCGGCAGCGTTGGACGCTATCGCGTCGTGCGGGTGACAAGTCACCAAGGTATACCCACTCATTGAAATTAACGGTTGGCATCATACCAGTATATCCAGCGTCTCGTCACCTGCGAGTATTTGATCTTCGTATTGGAGGGTGCGCTCGGCAAGCCGAGTAAAGATTTTCGATATGGTGCTTGGGTGTAGACCCCACTGTTCGCTCGTTGCTTTAAGTGTGTCCCAGCCCTGTGCGTAACCGAGAAACATCACGACGTTACGCATACTGGTCATATAATTACCGTAGTTACCGTTCTCCATAGCCTTGTGAACGAGAGGTATCAGTTCGATATACCCGTTCTCTTCATACAGGTCGCGGTACATACCCATATTAGTTCTCGTACTCGTCGTACTTTTGGTGGTACGCGTCTATTTGGTTAGCGGTGTCGATTATTGTGTACGCGAATGCGCAAGTTATAATTGTCATAAGCACGAATGCCCAGATGACCATAGCGTTATACATTTTTTGACTCATCAGTCTAGCTCCTTTCTTGCATTAGCGAGTAACCCGCAACGCGAGCATATTACGATTGCTTCTTCATACCCCACCCATTTGTTCTCGTGAACCGTTTCGGGTTCAGTGATCGGAACTAGCTTGTGCATACCGAAGAAACATCGAATGCTACGCATTATCGTTTGACCATCTCGCTTATGAGTGGTTCGTTGAAGTCCTCTCTGGCGCGTCGGAGTTCTTCGTTGCGGGTGACATCTTTGATGATTTGATTGATACGCGCTTCGGTGAGGTTGTACTTCGTAGATAGGTCGTAGATACTATATTCACCAGTACACCACTTTTCGTAGATGTTTCGGTTGCGTCGCCATAGGGTTTGGTCAGTGATTTGCGGGTCGGGTTGGTTCGGGTTCTTAATTTGATACTCGACCTTCTTCACGATCTGTGAGATACGTGAACCGCGTAGCTTGTTATACTTCTGACCCAGTGACTCGTACGTGTACCCACCTGTAGCGAAGTCTTTGAAGATAGCTACATCACGTTTGATTTGATTACCGATAAGCTCGTGCTCTACCTTGAACAGCTTTGGCATCAGCTTACGACACTCAGCTGCTCTATTCATTGATTTGCTGTACATTTAAACCCCTGCTTTCTAGAGCTTCTAATAGTAGCGTCTCGTACGCATTGCTCTTGTTATCGTTAAAGTCGATGTTCGCGAGATTTTCTACCACCTCGGTAAGTGCGATAGGTAACGTCATAGAGACGGTCTTCTTCTTACCGCTTGGTTTGTGGTATTGAGTTGGAACCTGTCGTGTGACACCGTTCTTCATCGTGACCGCGTTGTATTGTTTCACTGGTTTGCTCATAGAATAAGTATATTGCACTTTTAGTAAAAATACAATAGGTTTTGTCAACTCTAGGACAACAAAAAACCACCCCTGAACTGGAAAGTAAGAGGGTGGTCATTCATATTCTATTACGTTAGTAGTGCGCTGTCAAGCAAAGTCTACCGTCATAGTGAAACGCGCAGAACGTTCGGATATACTCGTTGTCTGGTATGTCTGGGTAGATGTGCTTTGAGTCGTCGGGTACCAGTAGGTCTGGCTTCCACCCGTGTTTTTCGAAGTACGCGTCTTCAATACGTTGGTAGTAGACCTTGGTATCGTCAGGTAGATTTTCTAGGACGCGTCGGAGCTGACCTACGGTCAGATAGAAGTCGTCATCATTTTTTGAATAGCTCATAAACTTACTATACAGGTGCCTCGTCTGGGTCGCAAACGTTGACTTTGATATACCCCACCCCTATAATAGTGAGCTGTGTTAACTGATAAATAACACTTTATACCCCCTATAGGTGTGTATCAAAGGCATCATGGGCGATACTCACCGACTTATACACCCTCCTTATCGAGAACACCGCGCTACCATGCGGTGTTTTTCTTTACCTCTCTCGAGCCTGTGATATTTCACTTCTATGTATAATCAAAATAGAATAAACAATTAGGTAAAACAACGCGTGAATAAAAATCTTGATAGTCTTTCAAGAGCCAATGCAACGGCCGTAGCAAAGACAAAGAACAATTTATCGACAGACTTTCTTCGGAATGGCGGGAGAACTATGTCTCCTTCTTGGTCTGCAACTACGATTACAGATAAGGATATGTACAGCGACTTCGGATACGCTGTTATTACTCGACGTGCAAACCGCACAGCAGTTATCGGTAAACGAAACATCTACACTAACGCTTCTAAGAAAGTCCTTGAGAACGCTAACCATGACAAGACTGCGGTAGTTCACCCTTACCTTCCTCTTATCCGTGAATCAAAGAACTTCTCTGAACGAGTGTTCTGGTACAACATCTCGACGTACCTCGACCTCGAAGGAGTCTTCTACCTATACGCAGCTCGACGTGTATACGCTGACGGACACTTAGGTGCAGTACAATCGTTCTCACTTTTGAACCCGTACAATATCCGTAAAGTAATTAACAGCGAAACTGGTGAACTTGGTGGCTACATTGAATCTCGTAACGGTAAGACCCGCGATATTCACAAGGACATGATTATCCCTATCTCGCTCATGGACCCGTTCAATAGTGGCGGACACTTCTCAATGGCAGACGCGGCTCGCGATGCTCAGTTTACAATGAAACAAGCCTCTGACTACGCTCGACAGGCTATTCAGGGTAACCTTAACACTCCTGGTATCATCTCTACTTCAATCGAACTAGAAGAAGAAGACTTTGCGAACTTCGTTTCACGTCTTCAGAACCACAACAAGGGTGAACCAATCTTCGGTAACGGTAGCGGTACTGTTGACTGGGTCGACATGCAACAAGACCTCGACAAGGCTGCACTTGGTGACATTAACAAGATTCACCTCGACAACCTATTCGCTATCGGTGGCGTGTCTAAGACACTCATGGGTATGGAAGAATCTGGTACTGGTCGCGAAGTTTCTCGTACACAAAAAGACGACTTCACAGAAAACGCGATTATGCCTCAGATCGAAACTATCATCGACGCATTGAACCTCGACTACCGAACACACTACAAAGACGAGTGGGAAAAGACCCACTACGAAATGGCTCTAGATAACCCACTTGAATCTGACCAAGACGCTGCTAAGGCTGCAGTCGAAGTACGACAAGCTGAGTTCGATGTAATGAAGGCACTAACTGATGCTGGTTATGGTGCAGACGTGGCTTCAAAGTTCGCTCGAGGCGAAATCGAAGTTACCGACCTTGGTAAGCCAGAAGAAACAACAGCTGACGACGGCAACGATGGCGACACTACTGGTGGACCAAACCGAGACGACGAAGACGTTGAAGAAAACGGCACTAAAGAAGTCGCTTACAACCTCAACGAGCTGGCTGATGATGACCTCGTAGAAATCACAGTAAACAAAGTCCCTATTCGTCAGTTCTTACCTGACCTCGAAATCGAGTTCGCACACGAAGATAACCCTACCGCTATGATTAACTCAGCGGTGAAGGACGACACTACACTCATTACCCTTAACGGTATTGAAGCTAAAGACGGTGCAGTATCTGGTACTACCGACATCTTTGGTAAGTTTGAGAACGGTTACGTTAAACTGCTCACCGTATTATTCGATGACACAGAAGCCGCACTCAAAGAAGTAACCAAGCGTTACTCAAAACAGAAAATCGCTGTCAAGAACTAGAAGGGTAAGCTATCGTCAAAGATGCTTTCTCTGCTACCCCACGGGTCCATTTCGATGGGCTCGTTTTCTTGTCGCTCGTCTTCTTTCTTCTTGCAGTCGACACAAAGAACCGTGCCACCGTCATCGTCATAATACCCACCTGATTGACTGTACCCAGCACACTTTAGGTGAATGATATTATCACAAGCGTTACAGTAAACTTCATCGCTATCTGCCATGTAGTCTTTGCAGGTTTCGCATTTGTTAGCGCCCATACGCTCGAGTATCTTGCCGTAGGTGTCAGCTTTCACTTCTGCAAAGCGCACCCGCTCAGCGGTGACCAACTCAGTGTATTCGTCAATCTGCCACATTAGCTCATCACGACCGCAGACACACTCAATCAAACAACGCTTCCCGTGAACTAGCTTAGCCTGAATGAGACCTTTGCGTAGTTCTTCGCGTTGTTTCTTGTAGATCATATCTCGCGTTTAGACTCTTCTAATTCAGCGAGCACCAGCTTTTCAGCTTCTTCGAACTCGAGCTTACCGTACTTCATCGCAGACTCGATACGAGCGTCAAGCATTAGTTCTGCAATACTTGCACGAGCGTCAACCACACCGAAAACATTATGCTCATTGAATACATTGTCAGTGCTCTTGATGAAAGCGGTGATTTTAATTTCGTCTTTGTCAAATTCTAAACTCATACTATTGGGTGACCCTTCTCGAAGTCTTCAATCAACTTCATTACATCGTTACTTCCACCGTGCATATAGAAATGCTCATAGCGTAAGTACGTATCCTTATAATCTGGCATAATTGCACCGAGCTGTCTGAAAACGCGCCAAGGTTTGTTCTCAATCTCATCTAGGTCGAACAATAAATCGTTCTGTGCAGTATCAACCGCACTATCAGCTTGCTCATCTGCAAAGCGCATAATCGCGATTTTCAACTCGTTCAAATCTATCTTAGCGTCGAACTTACCGTTTGCGTGGTCGCCCAGCACAACACCGTGTGCTTCGCACCACTTACCAAAGTTATTGCTAAACATTTCAGTGTCGTTCATTATTGCTCTCCTAGGTTCATTGATTGTTGGTAGTAAACGTCGTCTAGCTCAGCTTGAATAGACTCAGCGTTTTCATACTGCTCTTTAATAATCTTGCTCATTTCTTCAATGACATCATATATAGCTAAGTCACCGTCATCGTGGTCATTGTGAAACTTATCGGTCGCAGCGTGCTTGATAGCTTGTACGCGAGCGTCTATCTCGGGGTTAACACTAACAGCGGTCATAGGTTCTTACTCATTTCGGTGTATTCAGCCCAGTATTCTGGCCACGTTTGTTTGATCTTCGCTAGGTTGGTCGCGTCAGCTTGTCGACACGCGTGGGCGAGTGCAACAACGAATGACCCACCAAAGATAGTCATCGCTTCAACTGTTGCATAGTCTTCTTCGGTATACATTACACTTCCCTCTCTAGAAATATCTGGTTATAGTGACCTACATCAGGGTAGCTCGTTGCGTCTGCTGGTGCAGTATCGTATCGAACGTCTACCGAAACGAACCCGTCTTCACCATTTGACGCTATAGACTTGTAGCTTTTAATCACCGTACCCGCACCGTGGTAAGTGTTAACACGTTCACCTACTTCAAAGAGGTGAGTAAGTGTTCGCTCGACTTTATTGTGTCGCCACTGGGGTAAAAAGTTAAGCAAGTGCTTAATTGAGTATTCAAACTTAAAGCTCGCCTTCATTAACAGCGTTTGCTTGCTTCTACCGAAGTATTCGCTACGTTTCGCGTCTTTAATTGCTTGCTTAGTGTCGATCATATACATATAGTACAACGATTATGAAGAAAACGCAATAGGTTTTATATCAACGAACGTATTTTTGAACGTGAATAGCGCGGGTCGAGTCGTTGTCGTGACAAACGCACTACACGAGGGGTGTTGAACGCTTCATCTGAGAAAGCGGTGCGGTCAACTTCTGCAAGAATCTCTTCAATATCAATAGCTTGTGGGAAAACACCTACGTCGTGAACGTGTTTGAAGCTGATAGAGTATACCTCACCCTGACTTACGGTGATGTCGCAGATAGGAGTCATAAGGGTTGCGAACGCAGTTGGTCGCATTTCATACTGGTTCTGCTGAAAGTTGTTATAGATACCGTTCTTATCTATGTATAGCAAGACGTTGGGGTTGAGTAGCACTCGATTGTCGTCTACCATCTCTAAACGCATGTGTAAACGGTCTGGTGAGTTGAGAATATGGTTGCCAAGCGTAAAGATACCTTGTATAATAACCTTTTCTAACTCAGAATGGGTCATCTTTCGCTTTCTCTAGTGGTGACCTTGATGATCTGGTCGTCATCTGTTAAAAACCAATATGTTTCACCATCGTCGCATTCATGCTTAATAACACTGCACGCTTTCACCACTTGGTCGGGGTTATCGGGCATCTTTTCATTGAAGATAGCTAGTTGTCGGTCTAATTCACTCATTGAAACTATCATAAAACAATAATATGTATAATACAAGAAGAAGAACGTATAGAGGTCATGCACAGACACTGCGAATGGTCTTCGAACGAAACAAACAAAAGTTTTACACAAAAAACGTCCCTTAAAACAAAAAAGGAATAGAAACGTGGAAAAAAGTATAAATAGTTACGTTGTTACTGCCGAAGTAGGTGGTTTCACGGATGAGGGAGATGGCGTTGTATCATTCCCGAACGGACTAATTATCACTGACGATTCTACGCAACGCAACGGCACACGATACGACATTGATTCAATGAGCCTCGAAGATTACGGTAACCAGCTTACTGCCGATCACGATGACACATTGAGAAGCCTTATCGGAAAAACTGTTGGTGTTAAGAAATCTGGCAACAAAGTTATTGTTGAGAAGATTATTTATGCTATTAAAGAAAACGCATACGCGAAAGTCGCGTACGACCTATTGGTTGGTGGTTTCTCAAATAGCTTTAGTATTGAAACTCTCGGTCGCCTTGATCCTGATACTGGCATCTACAATAACGCTGAGCTTTGCGGGTTAAGTCAAGTAGTTACTCCTAACAACTATAACGCACACGTTAACTCGTTTAACGAAACTGTCCACAATTCCTTAGAAAAAGCGAAAGCTGAGGGTCTCAAAGTCGACGGACTAGAGGAAAAATTAGTAATCGCACCTAAAGAGGAAAACATGGCAAAAGAAACAAAAATTTCTGAAGCTACTGAAGAATTTGTTGAAGTTAAACTCAACGAAGCCCCTACAGAAGTCGAAGATACAGACACAAAGGTTGTCGAAGTCCCAGAAGTGGTTGAAGTACCTGAAGAAGATACTGAAGTCGTTGCTGAAGAAATCGAAGCCGCAAAAGAAGCCGAAGAAGTAGAAGCTGAAGAAGAAGTTGCTGAAAAAGTAGCTGAAGCTAAAGAAGAAACTCCTGAAGTTGAAGCCGAAACTGTTGAAGAAACTACTCGCGAAAAAGCTGAGAACGGTACATGGATCGAAACGGTCACTACCACTCGCACTAGCGAATACATCGAAACAGAAGAGGAAAAGGCAGAACGTCAAGCTCGAGAAGCTCGATGGGAAGCCGAACTCGCTAAAGACGATGACGCAGAAATCACCATCAAGGTTGATGTAAGCGACAACGAAGCAAGCGAAACAGTTGACAACGAAGCTGAAGAAACTGAAACCGAAGAGGTGGAAGCGACTGAAGAAGTTGTTGAAGAAAAAACAGAAAATAAAAAGGAAATTGAAATGACAAAAGAAGAAGCACAAGCTATGATTGACGCTGCTGTGAAGAACGCTCTTGACGCTCAAGTTGAAGAAACTGAGTTCGTTGAAGAAGCTCCTGTAAGCAAGAACGCTACAATCAAGAACCAACTTGCTCTTGCTATTGCATCAACACGTGACCTAAACGTAGAAGCATACAACGAATTGCGTGCTATCAACAAGGTTAACTACGACGCACTTGTAGAAGCTGGTAAAGTAGAAAACTCAATCAAGCTAGAAGACCTCGGTAACCTAGTTATCGGTCCTGAAGTTCTTTCAGAAGTACAAGGTAAGCTAAACAGCTACTCTGCACTACTTGAAGCAACTGACTGGCGTGAAACTGACGCGATCAAGTTCGCATGGCTATCACGTGGTACTACAGTTGACATGCAAAACGTATCAACTGGTTACTCAGGTGGTTTGACTCCTGGTCCAATCGACGACGACGAACTATTGAAGCCTTACGGTGAACCAACATTCGCTCCACACGACGACGAACTAGAAGAACTTGCTTACGTTACTGCTGTAGCACTTGCAACAATTAAGTTCGCTGCTGTTGACATCATGCGTGACATTGCTAAGCAATTCACAAACGACTACGACAAAAAGCGTGCCCAACTTGTTATCGCTCGTCTACAACAAGCTGTTAACGCAACAGGTCAAACTGTTGAGTTCTCAGGAAGCACTGCTGACCTAGCAGAAGCCGTAGCTGAAGCTGCTGACAGCACAACTGTTGGTAAGTTGATCCTATCAAACAAGACTAAGGCTGCAATCCTACGATCAGCAATCACAGAACAAAACTTCGGTCTTGTTGCTGAATTGAACGCTGGTTCAGTATTCGGTACATCTTTCGTAACAGTCCCTAGCGACCTCCTACCTACGCTAAACGCAGGTGACACTCGTACTTTCCTAGTACACGGTGTAGCAGTTGTTGTTACTGACCCAATCTTCTACGCAGACATGAGCGCATTCACAGGACGAACATCTGGTGGTCTCTCATACGACGTAGACGGTCGTGCATCTTACGAAGTGAACGGTGAAGTTCGTTCAGCATTCCAACGCAACGAAGTTGTGATCCGTGGATCATTCTTCCGTGGTGGTGTTGTAACAGAACCAGAACTCGTAGCTTCAATCTCTAGCTCAGAAAGCTAAGATATAGTTGCAAAGCTCCCGTCTTATGGGCGGGGGCACCCAAGATAAAAAGAAAATAAAAAAAGGTATAAGAGAGTGACTATAGAACAGTACGAACAGCTAACGGGCAACACTGTATCTGACGAAGACGAAAATATGGTTCTCGCAGCAATCGCTCGTGCAATCGTTGAGCTTGAGTCTGCTCTAGGTTACTCTCTGACACCGCAAACGAACATTTACAGTGAGCTTGGAAAGACCCATTACAACGGGTACTCCTTCGGTCAAACACTACCAGTTCCCCAAAACGTCATCGACAATTTATTGCCTGCTGACGAACCAATTGGTGACCTGATGGTGTTTCCGCTTGAGCTCAAAGACAAATTCGCACTCGTACAGCCTTTTGACACTGCGTACCGAGCAAAGTTAGTACTCGTACTAGACGACGAAAGTTTCATTACTCTCGACGACCTACACGGTGCTGTCCCTCAGTACAACGGTAACGGTTGGGGCAAGTGGATCGAAATCGACGTTCCAGGGTGGTCTTACGACCCTACAGTTATCGCAACCTTCACGACACTCTTTGCAGATGGTCACCCGAAGCAGATAAAGTTTGCCCTTGCAATCGACGCAGATTACCACGACGTGATGTCAGACCCAGCAATCCAATATCTCATTGCAGATATGGTTGACTACCGACTAGACTCAAACAACTCAGCAGCGATGGGCAACATCACTTCTGAATCTGTTGACGGTCACAGTTGGTCAAAGACTGACAAACCAGTAACCCCAATTAGCAGTAGCGATCATGTAGCAACAGTTGCTCTATACGCTGGTCCTAAAGGGGCTAAACGTAATAGGGTACCTGTACGATGATAAGCTATAAAGATAAAGTCAAATTGATCCTTGTTGATGCAGATGGGTACAATGACAAGACCGTCGTTTTAAACCAAACGGTTAAATCATTGTTTCACCTCGGTGGCTCATACTCACAAACAGCAAGCGCAGAAGAACATGCAGCCGACGCTCATGTGTACCTAAACCCGAAAGACCCAATCGTTCTCGCGAACGCCTACCGTCTCGAAGGTATGTACATAGTCGCTAACATGTTCGGTGGTGACGAATCTGATGCATGGTACCGCATTGGTAGCGTCGTAGTGGGGCAACGAAAGTTACTCGCTAACAACGTAGACAATGTGCACTGCTTCTTGAACAAAGTTCACGCTCTCGCAGACCTACCAGAACCAGAGGAATCATAATATGCCGCTAGTGAAAAACATCAACGCGCAGGTTATCGGTGATAGTATCGACAACCACTTCGGGGTAGCCCTCGTGCAGATCGCAGAAGCGGTCATACGAACAGCTGAACCGAATACGCCAAAGAAGACTGGTGCCCTACGTGACTCTGCACACCCAACACGAGCTGGCCAACGCCAAGTTTCAGTTGAGTGGTCAGAACCATACGCAGGTGACCAAGAAGAAGGTGTCGCATCAGACGGAACCCCGATCCACAGGTACACAACTCCTGGTACGGGTAAAGACTTTGCGAAGAACGCTATCAACAAGGTGGCACGAGGTGACGAAGCTATGATTATACTAGACATAACAATGATGGACGCGATATGACAGACCCAGTAACCGTATCAGATTCATTTGTACAATGGCTAGAAATCGAAGGGTATGGCGCATTCGGTAATAATATCTTTATCAACCGAATACCGCTCAAAGCCCGAGCAGATAGCTACGTCGTCACGACCAACGGTGGTCAGATAGTGCGAAGACTCATCACTGGAGAAGTGGTGAAGCAGTACCTAATACAGGTACAATACCGTAACACATCGAACAAAGACGTTGATAGAAACCTATTCAACCTCGAAGAACGATTGAACGCTAAAGATTGCTTCTACCTCGAAGGTTTTGATGTCGATTACGTGTCAACTGCACAGTTTGCTTCAAGTCAAGATATTGATACAGAAGAACTACAAACTGGCTTGCTCACTGTAAATGTTCAATTATACAGAGCGCCTAATAGCGCGCCAAATATAGAAAGTTAATAAGGAAACACAAAAATATGTTTAAAGGTCCTTTCACTGTACGATTTGGTGCGACAACCATTACCGACGTTATGGATTACAGCCCATCTTTTGACGTGACATCTAACGATTACACAACAATTGACGGTCGTACATCAACCATTACTACAGGTATTAAAGCATCTGTAGAGCTTCAACTACGTGGGCTAACCCCTTCAGCAGTTGCAGCCGTACTTCCACAATACTTCAAAGCCAACGGTGAGATTCTCTCAACAGGTCAAGAAGTTACTAACGCTGATGGTGCTATCGACATCGTTCCTGCTGCATGTTCTGAAGAAGACATCGCGAACGACCTCGACATCCTTGACTGTACTGGTAACCTCGCAGTTCGAATCAACAGCGCAGTGGCAACACTAAGCTCAATCGACATGCAAGACGGTGCATTGCTTACAATTACTGTAGCATTCACAGGTCAACCTGGCCAAGGCGAAGCAGTTGCACAGATTCTTGGTGGTGGCGACACTACCGTCGACAGCTAATCTTAGTTATCGACAATCGAACACTCACCCTCGATGGCATTGCGCTATCGGGGGTGCTGTTTTTATCAAATCTATATAATTAGAGGTGAAATACAAATAAGTCCAAAGGAGACTAACACAAGATGTCACAGTACAATCTATCAGACAATATCAGCAAATCGTTCGCATTCGAGATCGACGGTAAAGTATACGATTTTCGACGACCATTGGTGTCTGAATTGAAAGCTAACCAAGCTATCCAAAAAGAACTAGAAGGCGCAAGCACAGACGAAGAAAAACAAGCAGTCTCAGAGAAGATGCAACAATTCGTGTACAGCCTTATCAGCCCAGTAGACCACAAGACATCAATTGAAGAAGCACTCGACGCTTCACCAATCAATGTTCTACAAGCCTTTAACAAAATGACTGAAAAAGAACTTTCAGCACAATAAAAAATGGCTACCGCACCTAAAGCACCTGTATCAATCAGTGCCAACGGTGGTTCAGTCAAAAACAAAAACCCCCAAAGCGATGATGATAGTAACAGTAACCGACGAACTTATGCGCTGGTCTGTTACTATTATCCGCAATATAAGCTCGAGGACGTTGAACAGATGCCTGCTCGAGATGTCAACTTGCTAATCAAGACAGCTCATCAGCAGAAAGCAGTCGAGTACATCAACCACGTACAGATTGCCGCAGCACCTCACTCTAAAAAGGGTGAATCAATCAAGAAACTAATCGACGAATACAAAAAACTGATCGAAATATGAACGACCGAGAAATCAAATATCTTCTAACTGGTGACGCGAGCAAGCTCAAGTCTGAATTGGCATCTGTACAAAAGCAAGCAGAGCAAACTGGTAAGAGTGTCGACCGCGCATTAACGAACGCTTTTAAGGGCTCTGCTGATGCACTCACTGCGACGTTCGCTAAGAACCTCGAAGCAATCAACAAAGGCCTTAACAACGTTCAAAAGGGCACTCAAAACGCCTTCAACGTGCAGAACGTCGCTGCCTACGCGAAACAACAATCGCAACTAGCAAACGAACTGCAAAAGATGGATCAGCAATACAAAACGCTGAACCGAACCGCTGACACTTACCGACAAACTCTTATGCGAACTGGTGCAGATGCCGCTACTGCTGGCGCAATCACTGCAACCTGGGCTGACACTCAACGTGCCGCTCTTGAAAAAGCTGGTCGCTCAATGGGTACAGACCTCGGGCAACAATTCGGTGGGCTTGCAAGCGTTGCACCTACCCTTGCGGCTGGTATCAAGCAAATCGACGAAGCGTCAACAGAATCAGAGAAGTCTACTTCTCGTCTGAGCGCGGCACTCGATGGTACAAAGTCAGCACTAGACAAGATTCACAAGCAAGACTTCTCGCAACAAAGCAAGAGCGTTCTTGACTTCGGTAACAGCGTACGCAAGTCAACTGGCGACATTAGCCGTATGGGTCTTGGTATCGCAGCTGCAGTCGCGGCTTTCTCAACAATCCCTATCCTGAAAACTGTTTCACTTATCGAGTCTGCGCAACTCGGTCTTGAAAGCCTGCTAAAGAGTACTGAAGCAGCTGGTGAAGCAATCTACAACCTCTTCACATACGCAAACGCAACACCATACGACACCTCTAGTCTTATCGCATACGAACAAAAGCTCGTATCAGTAGGTCTTAGCGGTCAACAAGCGTTCGGTGTTATTCAACGTGTCTCAGACATTGGTGGTGCATTTGGTGCTTCATCTGACCAACTAGACCGTTTCTACTACGTGCTCTCTCAAATCTTCGGTGCTGGTAAAGCTACTGGTACTGACTTCTTGCAGATTCAAAACTCACTCCCTGGGTTCATCTCAGCAATCGGTGAAGCAATGGGCAAGAGCGCAGGTGAAGTTCGTGGCGCATTCGGTGATGGTTCAGTAACATCTGAAGTTATCGTCAAAGCATTGAACAACCTGACTAAAGCAGGTGGTACCGCCTTCGAAGGTGCGATTAAGCAGTCTTCTACATTCGCTGGTATTATGAACAACTTGCAAGACAACTTGAAGCGTGTCGGTATGGCGTTCTTCGGTGTTACCGTTACCCAAAAGGGTATGATCGCGGCAACAGAAGGTCTATACGCTCGACTTAAAGTACTACTTACGAGCATTCTTTCATTCGTAGAAAACCCTATCACCGTTAAGGTGTTTGAAGCTATCGGTACCGCAGTTGGTAACCTGCTGACACTTCTAAACCAATACCCACAAGTTATCGCTATTATGAGCGGTTTGTTCTTGGCATTCGCTTCAGACCTTATCTCACGTATTCCGTTCATTGGTAACTTGATTGGTGAAATTGGTTACGGCACTGGTCTTATTGTCGGTCTCTTCGCAGCGTTGGTCGCTTCATCTAAAGAAGTACAACAAGCACTTGCGGTTATGTTCGGTCTTGTCGTTCAGTTCGTTCAACAAAACAAGAGCCTATTCATCGACCTTCTCGCTAACTTCCAGACGTTGCTACAGGTGCTCGGTCAAGGTATCGCACCTGCACTCATCATAGCTACACAGCTATTCTTGAACCTCGCACGAGCAATCCTATTCACAATCAACTTCCTTATCCAGATGGCGACTTCAATCGCTAACTTCTTGGGCCCTAACCTGACGCAAGCTATCACGCTCACAGCAATCTTCATCGGTGTCGGTCTTGCGCTTACCCCAGTCGTTCTAGCGGCAGCTAAAGCGGTACAGGTATTCGCTCTCGCGCTCGCTTCTACAGCGGGTAGAATCGTTATCGTTATCGCTGGTATCGTTGCACTTATCGCAGTAATCAGCGGTCTATTCGGTCAAAAGGTTTCAACCTCACCAATCGCGGGTCTCTCAGACATCTTCGACAGTATCGCGGTTTCAACTGAAGATACTACTGGTGGTATTAACGACGTGACTGGTGCCCTCGGTGGTGCTGGTGACGCAGCCAAGAAAGCTACTAAGCAACTTGCCGCATTCGACAAGATGAACGTCATCAACAGCCCTACAGCAGCCGACGCTGGTGCGGGTGGCGGTGGTGGTGGTCTTGGTGACCTTGGTATCACACCTCCTAAACTCCCTGACTTCAACAAGCTCAAAGACCAACTAAGCTCAATGCTCAAGGGTCTTGAAGGTCTTACCCCTAAAGCGAACTGGTGGGACTTCTTAATTATCCCTGCAGCGGTCATCGCTGGTATTCTTCAACTTATCAAGATGTTTGCACCTGCAACATGGGACAAGATTATTGCTGGTCTAGCAACATTCGGTTCTAAGTTCATCGGGTTCTTCAAAACTCTCCCTGGTCTCGCAATGACAGCACTCAGAAGCCTCCCTGGTATGATTGCTCAGCTATTCGCGACTATGGGCCCTAGAATCGCTGCCGCATTCAACGGTATCTTGCCTGCTATCGGTAGAGCATTCGTGACTATCGGTCCAATCATTCTGCGAGCACTGCCTGGTATCTTGCGAGCTGTGCTGACAATCGGTGCGAACGTCGCTAAACTATTTGGGCCAATCGGTCTTGCAATCGGTCTTGCGCTAACAGCAATCATCGCGCTTATCTTCAACTGGGAAGCTGTGTCTAAGTGGTTCACTGGTGTCTTCACAGGTATCGTGAACTTCTTCACTACGCTCGGTCAACAAATCGGTGACGTATTTATGCTCGCGCTTAACGGTGCATTCGGTCCTATCCCGCAAATCTTCGCTTCAATCGTAGTCTTGATTGTCGCGGTTGTAGCAACTATCTTCAACACACTAATGGCAGTCCCTGCTTGGGTTATGACGAACGTTATCACCCCACTCGGTCAGTTCTTTGGTAACTTGTGGATGGGCATCTCAGACGCATTCATTCTTGCTTGGTCACTCATCACTCAAGTAATCAGTATCTTCGCAAACTGGGTATTCGTAAACGTAATCACGCCAGTCGCTAACTTCTTTGTTGGTCTATGGCAGGGTATCGTTACGGGTGTTACCAACGGGTTCAACTCAGTGATGGCATTCTTAGCACCGTTCTTCAACTGGATTAAGACAAAGATTATCGACCCTGTCGCAGGTGCATTCTCAGGTCTATGGAACGGTATCGTAAGCGTAGCGAGCGGCATCTTCAGCCGAATCGTCAGCGTGATGTCACCAATCTTCAACTGGATCTACAACAACGTTATTGCACCTATCTCTAACGCGTTCAACCAATTGAGTGCCGCTATCGGTCAAGTATTCACCAACCTAAAGAACACTATTACAAACGTATTCAGCGGTGTGCTTGGTGTGATTAAGGGCGTCTTCAACGGTATCATTGACGCAATTAACGGTGTCATCAAATCAATCAACAAGATCAAGGTGCCTGACAACATTCCAGGTATCGGTGGTCTTTCACCAAACTTCCCATCTATCCCACGACTTGCTCGCGGTGGTGTGGTTGACCAAGCGACACTCGCTATGTTCGGTGAAGACGGACGTGAAGCCGTAATGCCACTCGAGAACAACACTGGTTGGATCGACGAACTTGCTTCTAAGCTAAACGGTCAGTCAAAGGGCAGCGATGGTCCTACAGTCATCAACGTTTACCTAGACGGTAACAAAGTTGGTGGTGCAATCAGCAATTCAATTAACGACCGTACAATGGTGACAGGAGTAAACCAAATTTATGTCTAACATACCAGACCAACCAATCACCATTAACGGTGTAGTGGTAGGAACCGCAGAGATCAAAGCATGGCAGATTCAATACGCTAAGCTCTGGTCAGACGCATACCGAAATATGAGTGGTGACATTGTCGCTAACTTCATCGGTATCTTCCCTAACGTGAACGTGACTATCACAGTAACGACACTTGAACGAGCGCAACAACTGCTCAACGCGGTAAACGTACCGTACTTCAACGTGACGTTCTTCGACAACGCAACCCGCACAATGAAGACTGCAAAGTTCTACGCAGCGGACGTAACCCTTGATGCAGTAACCATCTGTCGTCTCGAAGAGTTTCAGATTCAACTCGTACCTGTTTCAAAAGCCGCTTGGATTTAAAGTGGTCTGGGTAAAGGTTGGCTCTAAATGGGTGCAACGCAAAAAGCGTGACATCGGTATGCTCACCCCGTCTCAGATAAAAGCAAGACGAGCCGCATTCGAGCGCAAGAAACTTACAGCTGCTTTCAAAACATGGCGACGCAAGAAGCTAATCGAACAGAAACGTCTTTGCTATCTCTGCAAGACACCTATGACGGGTATGTACTCAGTCGACCACATCAAGCCACTCGCAAGAGGTGGTACTTCCTCATACTCGAACCTCGCACTGGCCCACATACGATGCAACCGTAGAAAAGGTATACTAATGCAACGAAATAAAGCCCCTGCCAGCTCAGGAGAACGCGCTGGACGCATTCCACGCTCGAAATAGCATAACTGGTCTTCCTGTATTATAATAAGTATATATGAGCGATAAATTCACTATCGTAGTCGCAGGACTACCACACACCCACCTGACCACAGAATACTCCAGCGACGCGTACCAATCTAAGGTGCGCAATTTTGCTATTATGATGGCTCGCATAGGCTATAAAGTCATTACTTTGGGTGGTGAAGAATGCGATATTATCGAAGATGGGCACAAACACGTCCCGATTATCACGAAAAAAGAACAAGAAAAGTTCTTCGGTGACCCGCTCGCGTACAAAAAGACGATGTACAACCTGACGTGGGAGCCTTCTGATGCTCACTGGCAGCTTTACAACAAGCGAACCATCACTTTCTTGCAAGATTATATTCAAGAACACCCAGACGAAGACGTTCTGTTCGGTGTTTTAGCTGGTTACTGCCAGAAACAAGTGACTGACGCGCTACCTAATCTGATCGCCCCTGAACTATTTATCGGGTATACGGGTGTTTATTCACCATACAAGGTGTTTGAATCAATCACTCACCAACACTATGTGTACGGTGAACACCACGATGACGACGGAAAGTTCTACGATGCGGTGATTCCACCCTACCACCCTAAAGAACAATTCCCATTCTCTACGAAGCGTGGTGACAAAAAAGGTAATTATCTTCTCTACATCGGTCGTTTGATTGACCGCAAGGGTTACAACATCGCTCAACAGGTCGCAGAAAAGCTCGAAAAGCGTCTTATTATCGCTGGTCAGCTTAACGAAGGGCAAGAGTTTACTGGTTATGGTGAGTACATCGGTACAATCGGTGTCAAAGAACGCGGACGCTTGATGAGTCGTGCTGACGCTGTGCTTATGCCTACAACTTACCTTGAGCCAGGCGGCAACGTCCACGTTGAATCTCTCTTATCTGGTACCCCTGTTATCACTACAAACTTCGGTATCTTTGCCCAAACTGTTCTGCAAGGTGTAGACGGTTACCGTTGCAATACATTCGGTGACTTCTTAGAAGCTGTACGTAGGGCTGAAAACTTTACAACCGCGCAACGTCGTGTTATTCGTAAACGCGCTCAAGAACGATTTGCTCTGGAGCCAGTCGCTTTACAGTTCGACGCTTACCTTTCTCGGCTTCACGATCTGAAGACAGATGGTTGGTACAACCCCTCTCACCACCTCGACCACCTAGCCTAGCTATATCCGACCTCCCGCTATAATAATGAGTGAACAAACACAAACATAAGAGTGGCACCATTTTAGTAGGAAAAAGCGAGAACCAGCACTGCTGGGGTAAATTAAATGACAAAAAGTAACACAGACCGTATCAGCGAGCTTGAGTTTAATCAAGACAAGATTATTATTCCACAGCTCACGGAAGTGAAGCAGTTTGTTGATGCTAATAAAAGTGGTATCACCCTCGCGTCACTATTAAACAATCGGATTATTACGGTGGTGCTGGCCGCGATAGTAGCTGCAGGAATATATTTCTTAGCAAAGGGAACATTATAATGAGACTAAAACTAATCGGCTGGTGGAACTGGATAACTCACCGACCACTTGTACTACTAAACATAGCGTTCGTAGCTGTGATCCTCGGTGGACTATTCTACCTATCAGTCAAGCCCATCGACGTGCTGACAGACTGGAAAATTGAGCTTACTGACGTAAAAATGTACGATGGTGATAAGCCTGTATACAATCCTGGTGACACTCTCGTCTTCCAGAGCGGTTCGGTAAAACATTATAACGCAACAGGTACGAGCATTCGTACAATCATCTGTGAAGCGACTAACGGTCGAGACGCACGAGAAATTCAGCTTGACTCTATCCCTGCAACACGGCCACAAGGTTCAAACCCACCTCGTGACAACGCGATTGTTATCCCTGACGTGACACAATTCGATGGTCTACCACGCGATTGTTATCTCAACTTCGACGTATGTTACACCGACGTAATTCTATGGCGTGACAGCTGTGAGCGAAACCGAACAGTCACATTCACAGTACAAGAAGCGGTAGTGAAACCAGAAGACGTAAAGCGACAAATCGAAGACCTACAGAAGAAAATCGACCTGCTTGAATCTGGTACTGGTGTTGACACAACAACCTCTACCCCAGCCCCTGTTACAAATAACAATACATCTCGCACAACCACTCCCGCACCTGTAACAAACAACTCAACTACGAATAACACCACAAACAACACGACTACTCCCCCAGCTGAAGAAGACACTGGCGTAATCAGTAGCATTCTAAAGTTTGTAAACGGGTTATTTTAAATAAAAAGGACGTAATATGACATTGAACATTCCATATCAACTACGCGTTGCAATCTACATTCTCACAGCAGTGGGTACACCTGTAATTGCATACCTATTGTCAATCGGTATCATCGGTGACCTAGAAGTAACTCTCTGGTCAGCTGAAGTAGCGGTTGCGGGTGCACTAGCCGCATTCAACGTTAGCCCTGCTATTGACGCAGCTAACAAAGCAGCAACAGACATTGCAGTAGATGAAGCACAAAAGGCCGGAAAAGGTCTATAAGAAAAGGAGACTATCAGTAAAATGTTAGGACTATTAGTAAAAGCAGCATTAGTAGGACTCGTAGCGGGTCTAATCGTAGCAGTCGTACTCTGGCTAATCCCAGGTGGCGGTCAGTTCGGTTGGGTCGCACCAGTCGTCGGTATCTTGGTAGGTGCACACACTTACTTCACAGGTAACAAGCAACTATAATGAATAGCGGGCGAAACCCCCGCTTCGATCATTCAATTCGAACAGCAGTCGTACAAAGCGTACGGCTGTTGTTTCATCTGAGCACAAAATAAACATACAACAGGGGTACACCAATGAGCGAGAAGCGACTATCAAAAGAATGGGAATCAGCGGCATTTAACCGCGAAACGAACGAATGGGATCACACAACCCTGCAGTCGTATGAGTACATAGATGACCGTGAACCATTTTCACCAGCTGTCGCAGCCCGCATAACACCAAGTAGACGAAAAGGTGTAGACCGACCGTTCACTTCAATCGTAGCAATGGGTGACAGCCAAATCGACTATCGAAGACTTGATAGCGGTGAGCTTTTACCTATCCACGATGAGCGAGCTATGAAACTAGCTAGGTTTATCTGCAGAGATTTACAGCCAGACCATATCGTTAACCTTGGCGACTCAGTTGACTTCGCGGCTCTATCTCGATTCAACCCCGATTCAGACCACTTCCACAGGACTTTAGGACCTTCGCTGCAACGAATCCACGACTTCTACGCTGGTCTTCGCTCAGATAACCCTCACGCTAAGATTACAGAGGTAGACTCAAACCACAACGTGCGTCTGAAGAACTACACGCTGAAGAATATGCCACAGATGTACGGTGTTCGACAAGCTGGCTCTAGCGATGAATACCCAGTAATGACATACCCTTACCTCGCGAACCTACAGCACGTGGGTGTTGATTGGGTAGGTGGTTACGGTGCAGCCGCATTCGAATACGCTGATGATTTCGCATTTATGCACGGTACTATGTCTTCAGCTAGTGGTTCTACTGCACAAAAACTGTCTAAAGAAAATCCAGACCGAAACGTTATGCAAGGTCACGCTCACAGAGCTGAATCATTCCACCGCACAGACCGACGAGGTAAAGTGCTTGGTGCATACGTTGCAGGTGCCCTCTGCCGCACCACTGGAGAGGTTCCAGGCTTTCACAGTGCAGTAGATGACAACAATCTACCAGTACACTACCAAGAGAACTGGCAGCAAGGAATGACACACGTTCGCGACTACGGTGACGGGCAATATCAAGTAGACCATATTCTATTCAGAGACGGAAAAGCGTATTATGATGGTAAGGAGTATGACGGGAATGATACGGTTTAACGAACACCACACAGCACACACGCGGGGTTTCTGGGAAGGTCACCCTGCGTCTCTAGAGATTAGAGAGAACCCGAGCATGATTGCTCATAAACTTGGTGTCGCAGCCCACAATTTGATACATAAAGAAACAATGGCGGTACCCGTACCGTCATTGCATACTATTCAGTTTGTTGCGCGTGAACTACCACGAAACCTAGATGTTCTCGATGGTATCGACCAGTATTCATTGCTGGTCGAGAAGTCACTGCGTCACCCGAGGGTCAAGCCACTTGAGCGTGAGCTAGGGGGTCTATCTATTAGAGCGATCCGTGAACAGATACCTTACTTAAAAGACTTTTACACGAACAAAACGATTCTGTAATTATTCAGATTCTTTTGTATTGATCTTCTTGATTAGTTCGAAGAGTTCTTTTTCAGCTTGTTCTTCGATGACATCGTCTAATTCGCTCATACTGGTAATCCCTCTGTTATGTGTTCCTATAAGTCATTATACACCTAATAAAAGAATAACCCCTTGTCGGGGTTATTTTCGTGTGAACAGTATGTTGATGAATATCGCGACCGCTGATATTGCGAACGTGAGTGCTAACCACTCGAGAATGTTCGGTCCCAAGAACAGCGAGTATATCCCAGCTATCCAGATACTGCAACATTTGAAGCAGGTTAGACCGTCGAAGAAGTGCCCTGGTTCGTCAGAGGTATTTCTAGCTGCCCATGCTCTGAATCGGTCGAAGATAGCCCCAGGGCCTGACTCTTCTTGAATCATGTGAACTGCACGCCATACGAACAATGGCCCAAGAATGATGAATAGTAGTGACATTATGCCTTTTTCTTCGGTGCGCGACCGACGTGATAGAAGGGGCAGAAGTTGCATTTGTATGCTTTTACTGCGTCGCCCTTCTCTTTATTAAACTCTTTTGCAGCTTCGTATGAGGAGTGACGTATCTTACCCGTGCAAGACGCGAGCTCCTTCGGGTTGATGTGTTTTCCGTGCTTCTGAGCATTTCGGATTGTATCCCTAATTCGCTTGCGCTTGCCGACCATAATCGTCCTCCCCTATACCTATGTCATATATGAACTGATTTTAGCACAGTTTTACTTTAGGCTGTAGATGAAGTCGTAACCACTCGCTGAGATTGTGCGAATGTTCACCTTACCGATACCGCCAGCGTAGTTCATTTCGCTAATAGTCATCTCTGTTTTATCACGAGACATACTTTCAACGATAAACACGTGACCAGCCCAACCAGCGTAACTTACGCCAATTGCCCCGATCTTAGGTTCTTTACCGATTTCATAGCCTTCTGCTCGTGCTGAAGATGTCCAACGGTTAGCGTTACCCCAGAAACTACCTATATCAGGTCGTTGAGAGCGCGCGTACCACGTACATTGACCCCAAGCGTAACTGTTACCACCTTTGTTCGGTGAGTCGCGTCCAGGCTCAACAAAGAAGCTCTTGAGGTTAGCTACAGCATCATCTGCTGCCTTAATTTGTGCTTCGAGGGTAGTTCGCTGTGTCGCGATCTTTTCTCGTTCTGCTTTTTCTTCTGCGATTTGTTTGGTCATTTCGACCATCATTGTTTGTTGAACTCGCTGTTGTTCTAGTTGCGGGTTAGGTAACGCAGGTATACCTTGTAGCGACATCAATGAAGCAACAGCAAACTCGACTATCATCTAAGTCTCGCTTCGAGCGTTTGACGCTCAGTTTCAAGGGTAGCAAGAGTTTCTTGCTTCTCCTGAAGTGAAATTAAGCCAGAATCGTTGTCTGACTGAATGGTCTTTAATTGGTTGTCCAACTGTTCAATTGTGACAGTTGGTGCTGTATCCTTGCGATCAGGTAAAACGGTGATGAAAGCTGCGATAATCAAAATTACCACGATGCCAACACCACCAAACAACACTAATTGTTTGATACTCATAATGTAGGCTTACCTCTCGTTTTCACGGTGGTAGGGAGTTCGCCTGTATTACTCCTGTATATAAATTATATGAATTACTAAGTGAAAAAGGTACTGACCGACTGGTCCGCTATGTATCATTATACACGAAGATTGGGCACGAATGTTATTTACGAAAGCTCAAAAATAGCTATAATGAAGTTATGGTAGATCAAGCGTCACTGTACCCGAGGGTACTGGTCAGTGACACGGGGGGTAGTGTTATAACTATCGACGGTGTATTAAGACCAGCGCAACCAGCGCAAATCAACACGTTAGACGTGGGTTATTACAATGAAGAAACGGTTGCACAGATTATGCACAAGCAAAAAAGCAACTGGTTCGAGTTCAAATATCACCACAAGCTCGCGCGTCACATGTTTATTGTCAGTTCAGACCTTGACGTAAACTTAGATAAATGATATTATAATTTATATGACAGATACGAAGAACGTAAGCGATTATGCTGAAGCGAATATAACCCAAATAGACGAAATTAAGCGTCTTTATAATACGGGTCAAATTACTCGTGAAGAAGCGTATGAACGCGCTCAACCTATTTTAGATGCGATTGACGAGCGTGGTAAGGTCATCGCGAAGAAGCACGGTCGTAGATACGTTAAACTCAGCTTCGTTAGCTTAATGAGATAGAAAAACCCACCTGCGAGAGTGGGTTTTCTTTTTTGTTTCGATGTTTATTAGAAAGGGATCGCAGATAGGTCGATAGGTTTATCCTCGATGTCGTCGATAACTACATCTTGACTTCCACTATCTTGCTTCTTTGGGTCGATGAACACGATTTCACGAGCGTTAATCTCGATCTTACTGTGCTTTTGACCATCTTTGTCCCATGTTCGTTGCTGTAACTGACCTTGCAGTAGGATTCGTGAACCCTTGCTGAAGTGGTTAGCAACTAATTCGGCAGTCTTTTCCCACGCGGTAACGTCGATAAAGCTAGTGTCGCCCTCTTTGTAGCCATTTACTGCTACAGAGAAACTTACTACGTTCTTGCCTGTTGTTGTTGATTTTAGTTCTGGGTCTTTGGTAAGACGTCCAGTGATGGTGACGGTATTTAAGTCTGCCATTTTATTCCTTCGGCTTTCGCCCTTTACATAGTTATTACTCTTCTTATTATACACGGATTTGGGGTTCTGGCTACCCAATTGTGCAGACCAAAGTACCTCTGTTAAAGACCCAGGATCCACTTAATTGCCGCTACCGCTAACGCGATTACAACAGCTACAATACACGCAATAACAATTGCTGCGGCTGTACCTACGATTAGTGCTCCGCCTTTGTCTTCTGGTTCGTTCTTGTTCATACTACCTCTTTTATTTTTACGTCTATATCAGTTGCATACATCACAGTGTCACTTATCTTGGCTCCTAGGCCCTTCGTGAGCTTCCTGCTTGCACCCAAACCTATCTTCTCTTTCTCTAGGTACTGCACGAAACGTGCACCCATAACGTGAGAAAACACTACGGTCACAGCGATAATATCGTCGTGTGTATAGTGTAACGGAAGTTTACCTGCAGCGTCATCACGCATGATTTCTTCTGCAAGTCGGTGTAGTGGTTCAAGTTTCTCCGTCTGCATCATCTTTGTCCTTACCAGCCTTGAACCCTAAAGTCGGCTTCTCTTTTTCAATATCGAGCTTCAGATTGTCGATAAAGAGACTCAGAATAACCCGAGACTCCTTATCTTCAATCAGAGCGTTCGCGAGCTTTGCCTTCGCTAGTAGTTCCTTTTTATTCATATCCCTATACTACCTATCAATCCCTAAAACTTCAAGTCGTGGTCTGCAGCCTGAAATACCATCAAACCAAGGTCACGTCGCCACATATCAACCACCTGTGGGCGGTCGTCAAACACTGCAAGTACATTGTATTTGTCTTTGATGTGTTGCTCGTACAGCTCTTTCTTTGTGATAGAGTCCTGTCGGTCGTCATTGTCTGCACGCATAATGAGTTCATCATACGGTATTGACCATTGGTCTAACCATGCTTCGGTTGCCGCTCGAGCACCCTCTTTACGACCACTCAATAGAATGATGTGTGTGTACTTCGTGTGCTTACGTGAAAAGTCATCACGAAACAGGTCGATAGCGTCGAAGATGTGTGTTAATGCGTAGTTCGGTGTGTCATTCTTAACTTGCTCAAGATCGTACCAGCTACGACCAGTGAGGTTGTGAGCCAGCGTACCATCAATGTCGCACAAGAACGCACGTGGTAGTTTGTCTTTCCAGTCAGAACGTCGTTGGTGAAAGCCTGGGTGAACGTACTTGTAATACATATCTAAGATAACGTCTTTGCCGATGCTCTTCTCGCGGTCTTCATCACGCTTGATACATTCATCAACTGGTACATCTAAGAAGCTGTCATCAACTTCAAAGTCAACGTCAGTCTCGGTAGCCAGCATTCGAAGTTGCCCACGGTGCTTAGGGTCGAGGTTTGTGTCTGAAACGACTACACTGTTGCCAGCTCGTAGTGCGTCACGAATAAGACGGTTGCGCTCTCGAATAACGATAGCTTCATCACCGCGTTTGTGGTTGTATTCACCGCCTTCGAACAGCTTGCTGTCTTTGCGAATAATGTCTTTTTCAACCTGCACCCACGTTTCTTCGGGGGTACTATTGTCTGTCAGCTCGGTAGCTGCTGTGCTCTTACCTGAGCCAGGTAGACCGACCATCATGCGTAGAATAGGTTTTTTCATCTTTGTCCTTTTATGTTTTTATGCGTCAGTACTACTATAAGCAACGCTCACGTCGTTGTCTAGTATGTCGTGAAAGACTGTTCTGATTCTGTTTGATAGTAATTTCGCGAGTTTTTTGTTATCAATCGCAGGGGCTGACCTGAATATTTCCCACGCTTCTTCAGTGATGATGTCGTGTTGCGTCATACCGATAATACGAGGGGTGTCTGAGATTACAGCTTTGCGGCTTTCTAGTGATTCGAATTTCTTGATGATTTTCTCAACTCGAGCAAGTGTTACATAGTTAGATGTAATTCTAAGCTCGTGATATACGGGGTCACTCTTGCTGTAGTTACCAAAGAGTTCGTTATTCACTTCCTTAAACTTGTCGTTGACGTACTTCGCATAGGTAATGTCACCGAATTGGTTTCGGTATGTGTCGCTTTTGATGACGACACCTTCGTTCATAACGCCACGGTCGGTTCGTGAAGCAAACTCTTTGATCTCATCGAAGGTGAACTTACCCGTACCATAGTGGTTAGGGGTTTCTAGGTCTAGCTCTTGAGCCAGGTTTCGTACTTCTTCTTGCGTCCAGTTGGTGTCGGTTGCGCTGTTGTACACGTCAAACAGATAAACCTTACCGTAGTATCGCGGGTCGTATTTAATAGTGTGTCGCACAAGCAACTCACCATAAAAGATAATGTCTGGGTTCGCTGTTAAGAACTCGACTACCTTTGGGTTGTTTCTAATAATCTCTTGACCGCCCCTAAAGTTCTCACCGATAGGTAGCATTCTGCTTTTTGTACCACACCTAACTTCACCTTCGTGGAAAAAGGCAGTGAAGTTAGCACCGTCTAGCTTTTCAGAGACGCTAACGACACCGTCAAGGATGCCCTTTGTCTCTTCTACGCTCATTCGGTAGATTTTTGGATACGATCTGTATATAGCCATACTTATAGTATGGACATCAATGCCCTATAAGTCAACTTCTTCGAAAAACTCGTTGAACTCATTGTGCGTGATAGACAAGAAGAACGGTCGCTCTGTGCTTGTAAGCTCAACCTTTGAACGACCAATATCGAAAGGACTGTGATAAATAGCGTCTAATTCGAACACTTCGCCCTCTTTAACTACTCGTGCATTATGTGACTTGCTCTTGAACTTTGTTTTTGCTTTGTACATCTTATAGCCCCTTTACAGGACTAATTATAAGTCAGAAGCCGCAACTAAATCAATAGCTATTTATGCGAGTTTCGTAACGGTAAAAGTCTTACCGTCAACTATTTCAAGAACACTACAGTCACCGAAGTGGGTAAGGTCTTGGTATTGCGAGAATGTGTCAACGCACCATACGTTTTGCTGTACTTCCCAACAAGTCTTGCTAGGGGTGTGACCGAACACTTGGTTTGGTTTGTAGACGTAGCCTTGCCCAGGTCGTACCCACATGTGCCCATCATCTGCGAGTGGGTGACGGTTAGGTGTCCAGTCGTCAGTCAGACCAGCGTGTGAATAAGTGACCCCGTCAATTTCGTAGGTTTCTGGTAGCTTTCGCATAAAGTCGGTGAGTTGAGGTTCAGCGTCAAACATCATTTGAGCTTGAGGGTCCCAACCTGAATACATACCGCTATACTTCTTGTTGAAGTAACAGAGGTCGTGGTTACCACAGAGCGCGATGATATTAGGGTGAGTTTGCACCAATCGCTGTACTCGTAGAATCATATCGAGTCGGTCGAACCCGCTAGAGCCCCAGTTGTCGAGGTAGTCACCTAAAAGAACTACTTTGTCGTAGTTTTCAGCAACTTTTTCAACCTGATCTAGAATCCATTGTTTTTGGTGTGTGTCACCTACTGCAAGAACTTTCACTCTTCAACCTCTATATCGTTAATAACATTCTTAGCGTTTTCATAATCTTCAAGACTAAGTGTACTAACACCTAGTATACGCTGCAAGCGTGCTTTGTCGTCAGGGGTAAGACCTACTTCGTAAACGTATTCGCGTTCAGTCATATTAGTCCCAGAACTGTCGAGCGTGGTGAGCCCAGAAAGTCATAGCGTTCACCGCTTTGCTGTGTAGCTTTTCTACCTTAGCGTGGTGTTCGTGCATCAGCTTTTTAACGCGAGCGTCAGTCAGCTTTTTACCAGTCTTCTCTTCACGCCATTCAACGGTGATATGTGAGGTGTCTTCTTCCCCCTCTGTGATATAAGCGTCTTCAAGGTTCACGATTTGACCCGCAAGACCAGTAGCCCAGTCACCGCGATCAACTTTTAGGTAGTTATCAATATCGGTGTAGACCTGCTTGAGGTTCTTGTAACCAAAGTTGCTGCCTTCGTCTACCCACATCTTAAACATATATTCGAAGTCGCTAACACCCTTGCTCTCGTGCCACTTCAAGCTCTCTGAGATGAGTGTCATCAAGTGGGTGCCGCTACTCCACATATCTTTGTCGCTATAACCGCGAGTTATGCGTTGACGACGAAACTTATGTATACGTGACCACGTCTTAGGTCGTAGTACTGTTTGCACCTTGTAGCGCAGTGACATACCTTCAATTTCTTCAGCGAGTTCTTTGAGAGTCTGTTTCATAGGTCTATTTTACCTTTTTTCGACCCTTTTTACCAATAAAGTTATGGTGGGTGCGAATTGAGTGCTGTCGGTTCGAGTCAAAATTGCCGCTCTCGCAGGTTGCACACTTGTAGGTATTCTTGTTGCGTATGTCCCATTTAGTGAATGCAAGACAGTCGCTACATTGTCTAATGACGTAGAAGCGGTTCGCGATGTCTTCGTCGCTGAACAGCCCGTCCATGTGTAGAGTCTCAAGTCTAGACACTAATACAGACCCGTTTCTTTACCAGCGAGAAACGCTGCCATGATCTTGTTGTTCTGCTCGCGCTGACGGTTCAACGCTTTCTCGGTCGCACCAGAGTTTCGCTTGTGCTGTACAAACCAAGTGAGCGCGCCCTCGATAATCACGAACATATCGTCTTCAGGGGTGTTTCGCTTCCGCAATTCGCTGATTGATATATCAAGCGGTAGCCCTTTGTCGGTATAAAGTTTACCAACCCACGTACCCTGTTCTTCTAGATATGCTCGGTTGGGGTTCGATAACGATTCAACTATCTTCTCAAGTATTAGTTCTTGCTGCGCCATAAACTTCGATCCTATTCTTCATATTAGCCCAGATGTGCGGGTTAGCGTCTATCTCTTTAATTATAAGCTGTTCAGACGGTTCGAGCGTATTATCAGGACAGAAGAAAACGAGTAAAGCCTTGGTCTTACCCATAATCATCATATTCCACTGCACTTGGGATAAAATCTTCGCGTCAGTCGTAACCGCGTTCAATAAGTGTCGTGCTTTCATAAAACATTTGATCTCGACCATATATACGTCTGTGTACCCGTCTGGAGAGCAGCCTGCCCAAGGGAAGTCGCTATTGGTAACGAAACCCGTCTCGAGCGTTTGAATGTCGTACACGCGGTCCAGGAGCTTCCTTGCTACAGGCTCTAAGTCGTGACCACGTTCCGTGTATTTGTTACCAGTGAAGTTGCTCTCTTTAAGAACATACGTTGCTGGGTTACGGGCTAGTAGAAACTCATACGAAGTTGACCCTGTGAGCGGGTGGTCTTCGCGAATAGCAAACCATTCAGGCGTGTTCTGTTCAATTTTATCGTGGTAGGTAATCATTTAATAAGTTCTTTCGTTAGGGTTTCTCTAAGCTCTTTCAACACCTTTTGCGTGTCAGGTCGAGTAAGAATCGTTAGTAACTGGTCAACGGTTTCTATTTGCTTGTTTATCGCGTATCCTTCGATAAGACCCACTGTGATTGGGAATGCGTCATCTTCAAGGTTGAACGGGTCAATGCCTTCGTACTCGTAGCTTTGCTTATCCCATCGGTTAGCCATGTTCAAGTCAGCTTGAACGCTTTGAAAAATTCGTAGGTGACCTAATACTCGGTTTTTACTCATACATGTGCCTTATATAATCGTGCTCGTATTCTAGTATGTCGAGTCGTTCTTTTCTTATTTTCATACCCCGCTTTGAGGTAATCAAGAACCCAGCAAGCATAGCTAACTGGGCGATGAGTGCGATAAACTTCACGGGTGCAAGTGGTATCAATAGCGATGGGAACATAAAGACGAAAGAACCATAGAGAAAACGCTTCTCCCATTTGTCGTTCTTTTTAACAAGCGCGTCATAAAACTTACCTGAATCGTGCAAGCGGTCTATGATTTGTTTTTGCTCTTGTTCAACGTCAAACACTTTATCCTCTTAGGTAGTCGATAGCGTACTCGAGTGTCTCCCAGTTGACCCCTATAGTAGCATCGTGATGGTTCTTTACATATTGTAAGACTGCTCTAGCGAGTTCGTAATCGTCTTCGCTATACTCGTCTTTCTCTTTGTAATCATACATCACGTTAAACACGTCGTCAACAGACCATACTATGTCGATGCTGTCAACTTCCTTGTCGCGTAGATAATCGTTACAAGCGTCGCGAATTGCTTCAATTTCTTCGGGTAAAACTGCCCAAGCAACGCTACCAGTTTCGCGTGGTAGCAGTTGCTCTTCGATTAGGTTCTCAGCTCGTGAACTGCCGATCTTGTCGACCAGCAGCCATAGCCCCCCACCGTTCTTATCTTCTTTGATTTGTCCAGTGAGGTTCCCCATAATTACCCTTTCTTTGCAGCTACGATTGCGTCGAGTGCGTCAGTGCTAGTATCGTCATCAGCTAGGCCGTGGTCTTCGTTATCAACCTTTTCGAGCAAAGCGACTTCTTCTGAGAAGTATACCTTACATGCCCGCTTAATGACAGACTTTCGCCAAAACTCTGATGGCCATTTGTCCCAAGTGTAACTGCTCTTTGAAGCGCCCTTCATTTCAAGGTAGTCGCGTTCGTTCAATAGCTCGATTGACTCGTTGTTGTCGAACTTCACGACACAGTATGCACCGTTGATTTTCTTGTCGTCATAGCTTGCGAACGGGTTCGCGATTTCGTGCTTGTATTCAACAAGACCAGAACGCTTACCGACTTCAAAGGTGTCACCCTCGCGTACGAGCTGTACGTCGAAGAACACGTCTGGGTGCAGTTGTTTCACCTTGTTCATGTACCCTTGGTACGTTACAAGACCCATGTTCTGACCAGACAAGATGACGTTTACACCATCTAGGTTAGTACCGACGTTCAAGTACTTAACGATGAGTGAGTACATTTCTTGGTTGGTGTGCTTGTTGACGATCATACCGACTTTTGAACCGCTAAGGTATGCGATTGCCTTGTTGACCTTGTTCGCGTCTTGGTTGCTCTCGATGAGCTTTTCTTTTAGTGCTTGTAGATTTACTGCCATTTTATTCGTTATCCTTAATGGTTAGTTTGTATGCGAATGATTGTCGAACACCGACTCCGTCAACGAGGCGACCTTCAAGAACTTGAACAGCTTTCACTGCCTCTTTATCAAGTTTCTTAACGGTAACTTTCGTAACGAAGGCATCGTCAACTTTGTCTTCGTCTGTGATTATCAGTTCTTCACGTGGTGTCAGCGCGAATGTTGCATTACCAACTTCTAGCTTCTTCTCACCTGAGTCTTTGAACCGTTCAATCATCAAGTCTTTCATTGTCGAGTCGAACTCTGAACGCTTAGCGTTAAGCTCGTCCTGGACGCGTAGGAACTCGATGAACTTTGGGTTGGTTTGCAGTTCGTTCTCGATTTGCGCGAGTGTCATCTGCAGGTTTGTGATAGTTTGTACACCTGTTTCTGCTTCGTTCTGAATATCTTTCATATCCTTATTATAGCAGGAATTTACGGGCGTTGCTACCAATAATACCTATTTTTACCAGAAATAAATGGCTTTTCGTCGTCTTCTTCTAACCATTCTGCAAATTTTTCTCGACTGAACGCTGGGTCGATCTTTTCAGTTATGTATTTTAGGGTGCGTTCTAACCACTTTTCGAAGTCTAATGAGTCACGATTTTTGTTAGCTTTTTCACCAACTTCATATATTGAGTATTTTGTCATAGTTTTATAACAGCTACTATACACTAAAAATAGACCCCCGCTAAGAGGTCTACATGACTGATTTGGCGCAGTGCTTTGTAATCAGTAAATTATGGTTGGTCTTACAATCCAACAGGTATAGTGCACTCACTACCCGTTGCTATGCCCCCGCGCATTTTGCATTATATACTAATATGTGTATAATGAATAATATGAATACCCAAAAGATTCAAAAAGAAGCAGCTGACCTAGGTAAATACGTCAAGCGCACCAAAGAGACGACAGTTATTGCTGGCGGCATTATTGCTATAGCGGTGGCAGCAGGGTTCATTATGGGTACATTTACAAAGCGGGGTGAAAAGAAAAAGGAATAAGTTAGCTTACAACTCAAGTCATAGTTGGAGCTACATAGCTCTTTTTTTATATCTTGGGTTCGTGGCTCAGTGGTTGAGCAGCAGACTTTTAATCTGTACCACGTTGGTTCGATTCCAACCGAGCCCACCAAAAATAATGAACGATAGCTTAGCTGGTTAAAGCACTTGACTGATATTCAGGAGATCGTAGGTTCGAACCCTACTCGTTCAACCAAGTATAATGGTGTATAGTTCAATAGTAGAACCGCAGACTTATATTCTGTCAACGGTGGGGCAGAACCACCTACACCGACCAAACAATAACGTCCCTTAGCTCAGCGGTAGAGCAGCGCCCTTACATGGCGAAGGTCCTAAGTTCGAATCTTAGAGGGACGACCACATACAGCGGGGTTGAGAAGTGGTCATTCTCGGAGGGCTCATATCCCTTTGTCGCAAGATACACGGGTTCGAATCCCGTCCCCGCAACCAAATTTGTACGGAGAGCACATCGTTGCAACGTGGCTCGAGAATCGAAAGCGTAGAGGTGCACCGAAGCGTTATTAGAATAGAGGTAGCCTAAAGCTACCCCCCGTGCACCATACAGCTCTTTAGTATAACGGATAGAACGGTGCGCTTCGGACGCACAGATGATGGTTCGATTCCATCAGGAGCTACCAAAATTCGCCGCCATAGCTCAAAAGTAGAGTAGTAGTTTTGTAAACTATCGACCTCGGGGCAGTACCGAGTGGCGGCCCCATACGCCCCAATTAGTGTAACGTTGGTTAGCACGCGTACCGTGGTAGGTACGAAGAACGGTTCGACTCCGTGAGGGGCTCCAAAACAGATGCGGGTATAGTATAACGGCTATTATGTCTGACTTCCAATCAGAGGATTACAGTTCGATTCTGTATACCCGCACCATACGTATAATAAGAGTATGGAAGCATACCGCAAAGACCCAGACCCAAACTTAGTCAAACGACAAGCTGAAAGTCTAGTGCATGACCTAACTCGCGACATCATTGAAGAAGAAACACGGGCACTCGAACAGGGTTTCGAAGTACTACGCAGACACTTTGGTGAAATAGCTGTGAAACAAGCTGGTATGATTCACATTACTCAAGTGAACGAACTGCTCGACAAATACTTAAAAGCAGAAATATAAGGTTCTCTGGTCTAACGGATAGGGCACTTCGGTTCTAACGAAGCTGGTGCTGGTTCGATTCCAGCGGGAACTACCAAACATGGGGTTGTCATATAACGGTTTATTATGGGACGTTTGCAACGTCTTCACCAGAGTTCGATTCTCTGCAACTCCACCATATACATATTGGTAGCAAGTATGATTACGAGGTCAAACCAGGCAGGAATTGCATGGACGTATGAGCCGAAACTTCTCGTAGCACCTTTTCAAGATACGGAACCGTAGCTCAGCTGGTTAGAGCACCTGACTCTTAATCAGGGTGTCATAGGTTCGATCCCTATCGGTTTCACCACATATCGCCCATTCGTCTAACGGTTAGGACACATGATTTTCAATCATGCAACGGGAGTTCAACTCTCCCATGGGTGACCAAATTTATAAAAAAGATTGCAATGCCATTTATTATTATGGTATAATGAAATTATGAAGACATTATATAGTCACTCACTACTATCTCAGCTCTGGTCAAATTGCCCGGATCAATTTAGTGTAGGTGTCGTGTCGTATTCTTCATAAGAAGATTTTAGAAAACAAACATACGAAGACACCTGCACCACAAATGTAGGTGTCTTTTCTTTAACAAACTATCCGACGGACGAGGCTAAGGCACAGTAGTCAGCGAACGGGGCATAAAAGTGACCCCACCCCCAGACCCCAAATCTGGTAGGACTGTAAACTGTGATGGGTAGCGAGCGGTCGAGATATAAACAGGGGGTCTACTGCAAAGAGCGGTAGACTAAGCTAGGGCATACACTCCCTTCCCCCGAATATGGTTGTACGACAGGTCTGCCGACCTATGGAGCGTTCAGCGCACCCTGCTCGAGAAAGATAAGCGATTCTCAAGTATAAGGCTCATTCAGACTACCGATGAAAGGTCTGATCGGTTCGACAAGGATAGTCACGCGTTATACGGGCTAACCTTGACCGAGACGCTGGTAACAAATCAACAAAACCCAGCACCCAATATACATGTACTCCCTAGTGGCGATGGGAACTGGTCTCCAAAACCAGTGCGAAAGCTAAGCAGTTCGAATCTGTGTACGTGTGCCAAATATGCGATCATGGTGAAGTGGTTATCACAGTACCCTGTCACGGTATAGTCGCGAGTTCAATTCTCGCTGGTCGCGCCAAATATATTCTAGATCGGCCCATCGGTAGGGCAGCTCCCTGTTAAGGAGAAGGTGATTGGTTCGATTCCAATATCTAGAGCCAAATTTCAGTCTATAGTGTAGGGGTAACACGCGTGCTTTGGGAGCATGAGACCGTAGGTTCAAATCCTACTGGACTGACCATAACGGAGAGTAGGCATAACGATAGTGCTGCGGGCTGCAGAGTAATATAGACCCGATGCCCAGGTTCAACTCCTGGCTCTCCGATCAAGAACATTCACAAGGTTTTGTAGCTGAGGGGATTAGCACCAGTTTGAAGCACTGGGGACGTAGGTTCGATTCCTACCGAAACCACCAAATATGTTGTAGTGTGCAGGGCACCCGATTGACTGTAAATCAAAAGGCGATGGTTCGATTCCGTCCTACTTCACCAAATATACCCCCGTTTGTAGTGCTCAGCTTAATTACCTGAGTAGATACGCAGGCAAGCAAGTGCAACATACTAGTTATAAAAAGCATTTGTTAGCTCACCCTAAAGGTTTGCGGGGGTGCCAAATATGAAGCGTTGGCGGAGCAGCTACGCAACGGATTGCAAACCCGTTTTACATCAGTGCAAATCTGATACGTTTCTCCAAATATGTGCTTATGGCGGAACGGTATACGCAGTAGTTTCAAAAGCTACCGAGTTAATCTCATCTCAGTTCGAATCTGAGTAAGCACACCAAATATGCCGAAGTGGTGGAATTGGTAGACACGCTGGTCTTAGGAACCAGTGCTCGAAAGAGTTTGTGGGTTCGAGTCCCACCTTCGGCACCAAATCACGGTCTATGATGAAATGGTAGACATAGCAGGCTTAAACCCTGCGGAGCGTAAAAACTCGTGCTAGTTCAAATCTAGCTAGACCGACCACAATTAGGAGAGGTGTCAGAGCGGCCGATCGAGCTGGTCTTGAAAACCAGTGTGTGAAAGCACCGTGGGTTCGAATCCCACCCTCTCCGCCACATGGAAGATTAACCTGATAGGATCAGGTCTCGCCCGCTAAGCGATGAGTGTGAAAGCATGGTTTTCGATTATCCAATCTTCCGCCAAACTCCGTACATGTGTCTGAAGTGTATAACGTTTGCATCAAGGCGTTGCAACCCGTGTACGGAGCCAAGCGTGGTGAACGTAGTTCAATGGTTAGAACGTCGGCTTGTGGTGCCGATAATGTGAGTTCGATTCTCATCTTTCACCCCATGTATACTCATGTCGTCTAACTGGTAGGACACTGGATTTTGGCTCCAGCAATCGGGGTTCGAGTCCCTGCGCGAGTACCAAGAAATTATATTGTATTTTACGTTGAATAACCGCTGGGAATGTGTCGTGATAAATCCCGTTATACTAAGTAGAGAATCAACCAAGCCCTCAACTGAGGTGCTTATTATTTACACTTAAAACGGGGTACAAATGAACGCAACAACACTCATCAACGACACAATGACACTAGAAGAAAAACTGGCCGCTATCGACGCAGCTATGGCAAACGCGCAAGCTACAGCTGACACTACAGCTAAAGCACAAGGTCGTGTTGCAGCCCCTATCGACCCATCAGACGCTCTGATGTGTGAAGGTTGCCAGTAATGACTGGTGAGCTTGGGGGTCTAGACTTCGGAGCGTACAACCCTGAAGTAAACCCTAGCGTATACGCACGTATCATGGACCCTGAACTCTGGGGTGAAGCAGGGGAACGAGTTGTCACTGCTGAAGAAGTACACATGCTCGGTGAAATTGCACTAAACGATAACATCATTCTGGGAACTGAATAATATGGTAACAATCTACAGCACCGCGTGGTGCGCATTCTGCAAGACAGAAAAGCAATGGCTTGACTCTCTCGGGGTCTCTTACGAATCAAAGATGATTGACGAAGACGAAGCTGCTATGAAGGAGTTCGAAGCTCTTAACGTGGGTAGTGGTGTACCTGTGACCGTTATTGGTGACACTATTGTGCGTGGTTTCGACCGACCAGCACTCAAAAACGCAATCGGTATTTAAACCATTGCCAACCGAGGCTCGTGTGCTACAATCAAGCCATGAGTAAAGTAACAGTAGACGATTGGTTTTTCAGCGACAGCAGGTTCAAGAACCTTATTGCTGAGGAACGTTTCACTATACTTCTTATAGCAAGTAGTGGAAAGTCTACAATTGGTACTATCAGCACTCGGTCTGGCTTCGTACACGGTACAGTGAAAATCATTACTGACCGCCTAGTTAAAGAAGGACTCATCTCAACTGATGGTGAGTCTTTTTCTATGGTTGAAAAAAGCGGCAAGGTCGCTCAGACTACCACCGCTGTCGCTCTCGATGACAAATACACCCGTTTAGTGCAAATGCTATACAAGGTTATTAACGAAACAGCCCCTGGTGGTGCAAAAGAAGTCAAACCGAACACGAGCGACTACAAGCAAATCAAGCTCATGGTCGAGAAAGACAACATAGCGGTTGAAACTATCGCTGGTATCTTAAACATCTACACAAACATACCGTTCTGGGGCGAGAAGTACATCGTTCAGTCTGCCTCGGGTCTTCGAAAGCATTGGTTAAAGATTTACCAATCAGCTGAAAAGCATTATACTAAGTCTAGAGTTGAAAAAATATGAAAGAAAACGAAGTATCATTACAGCAAAAAGTGGTTATCACCCGAAACGGTGCACTTTTTTATCTTGATCTTGAACGCGCTGCAAAGGTTGAAGCACTCTTGCTCTCACCGTCTAAACCCGACTACGTTGAAATTGACGGTACACTAATACAAGCACGCGAAATTACTATGGTCGCACCAACTGCAAAGGTTGAAGAAATGAACCGTCGCAAGAAAGGTGACTGGCAATGTGAACGTGGTCACTGGCACACTCGCGATGAAACCGTTTGTAAGCAAGGTTGGGGAACTGGTGGCGTTGCTAAAGAACGACCTAAAGACCCAGAACTCACCCCGCTACAAAAAGCACGAGGTGAACTGGTTCAATCATTGATGAACGATGACGGGAAGTCACTCGCAGAAGCAATAAAGATTGCGCGAATACAATACCCGACACCTAAAGAAGAAGCTAAGACTGCCTAGAGACCCCGATTTCACATCGAGGGTTTTCTTTATCTACCCCTCTATAATAGACGTGCAACGTGCTAAGAATGTTCGCGTTGTCATCTGTTATAAACCCAATATCTACTAACAGGTCATTCACGGATTCAATCTTGTTAGATAGATCAGTCCTGCGTCTGTCGGGTAGGTAGAAGTCATACCTTATGGATAATGGTTCGTCGAGACCTTCGTTTTCTAAACCGATTAGCTGTTCTTCGGCAATCTTGTGCCACTCAGTATACGCTTTACTTGGTATAGTGCGACCGTTTCGCAGGGTGATTCGCGAGTTTTTCTTAGACGGTATGCGCCCTTTTAGTTCGAACATATAGTCGTGCATATTCGTCCTCATTCTGGCCTACTTGCGGCTGTGCTGTGTATACGACTTTTCTGACCTAGAGCCATTACGTCGTACACAGTCAGCTCGCTATCTTCGTCTTTCAGTATGTCGACAAGCGACTTCTTGAAAGTATAGAAGTTACGTTTATTAGCGGTCGTATAAATATCGTACCGTGTGGTTTGTAGCGGTGTCATTGCGATTACTACTTTGTCAGCGTAAATCCAGAACACCATTTTGTTTTTGTCGTATCGTGTGTATTTCATATCTTTTTAAGCCGAGACGAAGTCAGGGCGGTCCTCTTTAGCTACGCGGTCTTCTTCCTCGACGTATCGTAGGTTGTTCCAACCACCACAACCACCCTTAGCTGGGTTACACCAGTATCGACGGATCATACCGTTCACGCGAGGTTCTGTACCCCGTGACTGGAAGGCTGCAGAGCTTGTACCACAGTGAGCACAAACACCTTGACGGTTGAGAATGATACCCATGTTCGGGTGAGTTCGGTCGAAGCCGCGTTGGTCAATATAGATTTGTTCAGTGATTGCAACGTCTTGGTCGTTATATTCTTTCAATAACTTCCAACTGTGCTTATCCTTTTTCTCAAGACAATCATACCACAATGCCCCAACCTTGATTTCCGATTTACCGCTGTACCCGTGGTACTTGCTGATTTCATCGAGTCGGTTAGACGGGTATTTAAAAATACGCCTTGCTTGCGCGAGCGTATCAACTGTCTTGTATGGTGATGGTGCGCCCAATTTGTGCTTGATGAAGTATGTGTTTGCCATCTTGATGTCGAAACCACGGAGGTTGTGACCTACCACGATAGCCGCTTCGTCTAGGATCTTGTGCAGCGCGATAGCCACGTCTTTGTCGTCGTGCTTGTCAGCTTTGTATCGGGTCTTAAAATCTGGCAGTTGAACGTGGTGCACTTTGTCTTCGTCTAGCCACTTGTATGAGAAGCTCATTAAGATTTGGTTGTGAACGATATTGAACGTATTAGCTTGCCACATTGGGGGATAGCTGTATGCGAGTAACGGTGAGACTTCGAGGTCTACTGTCACTGTTCGCTCTTGACTTTGCATATTGAATGTTTTCCTATTTATGTGTTTATCATAGGGCATTCGGCCTGTCAAGTCCACTTTTTAACGATGTAGAATAAGCAACAGGGTGTTCACCTCTGTTACTTTCTGGTAAAATGAAGATAATGAGTAAAAAGAAGAATAAGTCTATACCGCAACCGAGCAACCTGCCCGTTCTTGAGGGTCAGACTACTATTACAGACTTTATTAAATAACGACTTCTATCGGTGTACCGTCTTTAGGTAGGTAGGGTTGTGTCGTTAAACCGTATTCAGAGTAACCGAGACCCTTCTCGTTTAGCTTGTTCTCAAGCTCTTGTAGAGAGTTCGCAGTAACCGCACGCACTAGGTGCAATTTCACTGGGTTGTTCTCGTCGTGATCGCCCCAAGCCTCTGCCATCTCGTCCCAACCGTACCAAGTATCGTCAATCTGGTGTGCAAAATAAAAGTTATTTGCGCTCATCTTCTTTACCTTTCTCCATTATCATCTTCGCATAGTCATAAGCACCTTCAATAGGTTTGCCTAGTTTCATACCAATGGTAACTAAAAGATTGAACCGCTGGGCTTGTGTAGCTGACAGCGGTTCATAGTATTCTTCTGCTTCTTTTACTGTCATAGAGACAGTATACAACTTTACTTCTTGAAAGTGAACTTTGAGAGCAAGTCGACGATCAACTTGATGACCTTAGATAGCCAGCTAGTTGCGCTTTCACCATCTTCAGGAATAGGAATCACTGGTGGTGTAGTTGGTGGTTCTACGAATGAACCGACTGCGATTAGCTCGTCAACAGCAGGAGTTGTCACTGCGTCAGACTTAACTGTTCGTGCGGTTTCGGTGCCGTTTGTGTAAGTTACTGTCCAGACGATTGTTCGAACACCCTTAACACCAGCGCGGATAACCTTTTCTTTGCCAACTGGCAGTGTAGCGTCTGTAGACTTAGTGATTTGGAATGCGACTTCTTCAGTCTTGCTTTCTTCTTTCACTTCTACGGTAGGTAGAGCTTCTAGCGTGTTTTCATCGAACCCGTTACCAACGTTGTTAGTAGATGAGTAAGGTGTGCGTAGATAAGTCTTGCCGTTCCAGTTTGACTTTTGGTTGAGGTCGAACTCAGTACCAGCTGGGTAGGCTTTGATACCGTTACCAGTTTTTACTTCAACGAGTGTTGTACCACCAGCTTTAGCTCGCATACGACGTGGTGCGTCCATTGCTTGCCAGCTTGGGTCAGCAGGTGCAGGTGGTTGAGGTGGGTTGTTAATGTAGTTAACGATTGCGTCACGTTGTTCCATGATGCGTGCAGGACAAGCAGTACCGAGTTGCGATACTTCGTGGTGACCTACGACTGCGGTTGCACCACCGAGAGCTTGGTCTTGTGGTCGCCAAAAAGCAGCGATAACTTTGTTGTCACCATCACGGAGAGTGTAGTTTCGGTAGTCACCTAGGTTTTCAATACCGATAGAGCGAGTGTTGATGTCCCAGTTACCAGCGTGCCAAGTGATTTGACCGAATGGGTCGCTAATGAGAGGAACGAGACGGTAACCAGCAGCCCGTTCAGCGTCTGTTGCGTCAGGAGTGCTACCATCTACTCGTTGCCCTGCAAAGTGGGCTTGTGAGTAAGAGCGTGCGCCAGTGTACGGGTTTATAAGACCAGACCAGTTACCAGCGTTTGACCCGTAAGCGCGAGCGTACCCGTTGTCGCTAAACCATTGTGCGAGCCATGCTTTAGATTTTTCAGTCCAGAGAGGAGTCACCGCGTGGTGAAGAACGAGGTAATCAACCCTTTTTCGGTTAACATCAGCCATTATTCAGACACCTTCCCAGGTAGTTCTTTCCAAACAGCTTCAGGTATTACGCCCTGACCGTTGTTAACAAAACCCTTGTTTTGCTTTGCTTGAGACGCTTTCTTTTTCTCGTCTGCTTTTTCAGCTTGCTCTTGCAGTTTCTTGATTTCTGCTTCTGTTGGTACGTTTGCCATATAAAATAACCTCTCTGTATATTCACTACTTATTATACAGTTTTGAGGTTATTCGCTATAAGATGTGATATAATCGCGAGCTTGCTGTTTCGTGTAGTACGAACCGTCCCAGTCGTTCTGAATGGTACCGTTGCACTCTTCGATCATTTCTAAGATGAGTTCTTTTTGGTGCGCGTTGTCTTTCTGAAGCATTGCGCTCATAGACCGACCGTTGTTAATGTAGTCGTCAGATAGGTTCTTGCCCTTCGCGCTGTGCAGTTCCCAGCCCTTCAGACTACCCCACTTTAAGAGTATGTAGTCGTCACCAGTTTTGAAAGATATTCGCTCGAGTTTGTCGGTTGCTTCTTTAATGAAGTTACGCAACTCAGCAGCCAAGTCGGTAGTTACGGTTTTACCCTCTAACGACTCAGCCAGCTCGTCGATTGCTTTGATTATCTTAGACATTGTTCTTTTTGCCGCACCGTTGACAAGTAGCGTTCCAAGAAACTCGCTCTTGGTAGTACCCGTTGTATTTGTCCCAGTCGTGAAAACCAAACTTGCATTTCAACTTGTCCAGAAAACTCATATTTACTCTTTTCATTTGTTAATGCTATTAGAGTGATTATATAACTTCTCTAGGTCTTCGTCAAGACTTTTCAAACAGCGTTGGCACTTGAAACTACTGATTGCGCAGTTGGTACAAATCTGTGGTGTAGCGGTGCTCCCGTGCATCTTTGATGTCTTACAAACTGGGCATTGCCACGTGGTCATTGCAGCCCCACCGAACCAACCGCGACTACGACAGTCTTCGCAAACGATGTCTTTGAAACGCCACGCTTTGAGCACTTCTAGCTCGGGTGCTTTCATAGCTTGCTTAACAGCTTCTTCTTTGTCCCACTGAATATGTGTCAGTAGAGACTTAAAACCGCTCTTACTGAAGCGGTAGTCTGCTTTCACGCGAGTTTTACCAACCATATTGTATAAGTCGATGTAATACTTTAGCGGTTGTCTCATAGAAGCTCCTCTAGTTGCTTCTTCATTTCTTCAAGACGGTGCGGTAACCAGATAGTGATGACTTGCGAGAAACTGCTTGAGTCTGAGTAAAGGTTTGCCGACATTAGCATTTGCTCTAGCGTTTCGATACTAGCTTCGAGCTTCGCGATTTTGACGTGACGTTCTGAAAAGACTGGGCTTTGTAGCTTAGCTGTGCTGAACAGCATATCATCTTCGCATTCGTTCCAACCTTGCTTGTACGACTGCTTCTTAATCTCTTCGATTTCGCTATCAGTCATCATTGCCTTCTTTGCGACCTTGCGTCAAACCGTGATAAAACGCGTTCTCGCGATCTTGAGCCATCAACTGAATAAGTGCGTGAACAGCTTCGGTCTGTCGACCCGTGCTAGATACCATAACGTACTCGTTAAACCAGTTGTCGAGCGGTGTAGGCTCTTCGGTGTCTTCGTCTTCAAGCGGTTCAATACCAAACGCATAGACCGCGTTACGGTAGATACGTGGGCCATAATGCTCCATACCATCGGTAATGAGATAATCGACGACCCCGTGCTGTGTCGTGCGAGCTTTCCACTCCCACTTACCGTCTACGTGTGTTGGTTCGTCGATAACCTCGAACTGAATGCTGCCGTACTGACTGCTTTCCCAAAGAATGTCACCCCTATGAATATCACGGGGGTTAACAGGGTTAAAGTCGTATTCGTTAGGATTCGTTTGATTCATTTTCAATTACGGTACTCACTGTGAAGTTAATCTTAGCACCTGTTTGTTGTTCAATCAAGTCAACCGTATCGAGGATTACTTCTGGGTGATACGCGTTGTTCGGGATTTCACTTACGACGATTGAAGCCTCTAGAGTTGGGCGTTCGAATAATTCTTTTGGTACGTCAATGTTTAGCTTTACCGCTACTTCGTCCCAGTCAAGCGATGGTTTTTGTTTTCGTACTGATTTAACACCGTTTTTGTTGACTACTAGCCAGTTGGTCAAGATCATTTTCTTTCTCTCCTATTATTGCTTTGTAATCGTAGGATACTCTTTGTCCTCTGGTTTGTCAACAGAAGCACTGGTGCCCATCCAACTCTGCGGTTTCTCAATCGGGTATGAGTTGGGTGGGGTCGGTGTCGTGAAGATAGGGGTTATGGGTGAAAACGGTCGTGACGGTTGCAGGGTGGGTGGTACGCTGACGGGTGCGGGTCGACGCAGTTCGTCGATAACGACTTGTGCGAGTTCACGCTTTTTGTTGCGATACAGATACTCTAGTACATCACTGATTGTTTTCGTTGCCATAGCCCCTATGCTCCCTTATTTACTTAGTTGGAATGTAAAACTGTGCGTTACCACCGCTTGCGTCAGTAGTTGGTAGCACACCGTTCCACTTAGCGATCCATTGTTGTTGCAAAATCTCTGGTGTGAGTGTTTGCTGACGAAGTCGTTGAGACTCTGCCTGTGCGGTTGCTTCTGCAACTTGCTTCTCTGCTTCAACCTTTGTTGTCTCGAGCTCCTGACGAGCTTGTGCGACCTTCTGGTTAGCGATTTGCACTGCTTCGATAGCCTGGTTGAATGCTGCGCTGAACTTGAACTCAGTAATAGCTACGTCTTGAATGTTGTAGCGACCATTTTTCTCAACACGATCTTTTAGGTTGTCTACTACGTCACGCTTTACTTCAGCGCGGTTAGTAATCAATTCGCTTGCTGTGTACTTAGCTGATACAGCTTTGAATGCTTCTTGGACCTGTGGGTCAATTTCGATAGCTTGAAAGTCTTTACCGACGTTCTGGTGAATCTCTGACACCTTACCGCGATTTAGTGCATAAGTTAGTACAACTGTAGCGTTCACGTCTTGCAAGTCTTTAGTAGACGCTGTTGCGTTAGACTGAACCTTTTGTGTCTTAGTGTCGTATTCTGTTACGCTTTGAATACCCCAAGGTGCTTTGATTGAAAGACCCTCGGTTAGTTCACGACCAGTTACTTTACCGTAACTCGTAACAACACCGACTTTACCTGTACCGATTGACGCGAGTGAACCAGTAATCGTGATGAGAACTAGAAGACCGATAAAGCCCCAGATACCCCATTTGATATACTTTTTCACGTTAGATTGGTTATTATTGCCGTATTCCACTTGCTACTCCTCTGTAGTTTGATTTATTTGTTCGATTAGTGTATCAAGCTCATCATAGTCTACTTCGGGGTCTGGTGCAAGATAAATAGCTTTAACAGGGGTGATAAAGTCATCGTTTAGCTTGAAAACCATCTCGTCAGCTTTCTCGTGGTCTTTCAGGAACTTCAATCTTAGCTCATCGTATTTGCTCATCGCGGTTCTCCTGCAAGTATTCTACCGCACGACGACGCACTTCGTCCACGTTTATAGATTTGTCTTCTTTACTAATGCTTTCGAGTTGCATACGCAAGAACATAGCGATAGTCATCTTGACCGCATATTCATCACGAAAGGCAAGCTCGTCGACTATAGCTTGCATTGTGCGCTTCTCAGCTCGTAGCGAATTGCGACCCGCTTGCATATTCACGTGCGCGTCACGCATAAACTTATCAAGAATATGTTCTATGTCGGCTATGTCTGGTACGTTTTTGTGCATCAGCGGTACGTCCAGGTTTTAACTGCAGCCCACGCTTCTTCCATGGTGTTGTATTGGTGAAGACGGTGTGGCCCAAACAGGTAGGAGTAAACCTCACAACCTACTTCGGGCTTTGCGTTCAAGTAATCTTCGGTCTCGAACCAGTTAGGGTAGCTCAGCATTAGACCTACATAGCCCTCGGTGCTTTTGCAGTGACCGTCAGTTTCTGGGTCGTTCTCCCATTCGACGTGCAAATCGTGCAAGTGTTGACGAATCTTCTTTAAGAGCCGTACGTCTTTATCAGTCATCTTCTCTATCCTCGTTGACGGTTACGATTACATTGCCTACTTTTACTGATTGCTTCGATTGAGATACTTTCAGCTTTAGGTCATTTATATCATACCCTTCCACGCGCTGCAAATAGCGAACGATAGCGTGGTCGGTCACCTCTGGCACCATACCATCGTGCTTCAAGTCGTAGATTGCCATACCAACTCGGTGTCTTCGTGAGTTCAGCTTGCGTAAGCGGTTTTCGATTGGCTTCTTCTGCTCTTGAAGTTCTTTAATTTCATTTAATAATAGTGTGTGTTCACGTTGATACTTGTTCAGTTTTTCTTCACGATTCATTTTTCAGCTCCTTGATACGGTATTCCCAGTCGACGTTGCAGTCTTTCCACCCGTCAGCGATTGCATAGAATGTGCAGTCTGTGTCTTTGCACCCCAAATGCAAATAGTCACAACCGCAACCCTCTTCGCATTGTGACACATAGTACTCGTGTTCGTGGTCTTTACCTTTTAAGATGTCTTCGTCAGTCTTCACTTAATCCTCTTTCTACCCCAAGTCGCCCCAGCATTCGTAACGCGTATTCTCTTGCGCGCTCAGATACTTCGAGCTGGTGTTCCCAGTGTTCACGTTGCTCTGGGGTCAACTCTTTCGGTACGGGTAGGTACCTAACGTTGTCTAAATGCTCTGCCATTTGAAAGTCAGTATAGCATTTTCCAGTACAATAATATACAGAATGAGTGAGATATACAGCGACAAAATAAAAACCCCGATTTATACGCCAACTGGCGATAAGCCACATATCGACGAACTGGTCGACGACAAAAAGGTACGCGACCTCAACGAGCGTATTCGTTCATCAAATATACCGTCTGACATTCAAGTGTTCCTGCGCAAAGCTGCGACCCGACACTATGTTTATGACTATCGAAAAATCGCTGAGTATTACGCTCACGCACCTAAAGAAGTACAAGAACTATTCGAAGCGTCTCACCTCGTGATTATTGACTTTGACAAAGCAATCGAAGAGGGCTACGTTCAAATGAATAAACGCCTTATGAGCGTACGATCAAAACAAACAAATTACGACAAAGAAATACATGGAAAACAAAAACTTCGTAGCACTGATATTGACGCACGGGCGACCGAATAACCAAGTTACCGTAAACACGCTGAAGCGTCACGGTTATACAGGTGAATGGAAGCTCGTAGTAGACGATGAAGACGCAACATTACCCGAGTACCGCAGAGTATGGGGTGATGATAAGGTGGTCACGTTTAGCAAGAATGAAATCGCAGAGCGGTTCGATGAAGTCGACAACTCAGGTGAACGTCGCACTATATTTTATGCTCGCAACGCTTCGTTCGATATTGCTGAAAAGCTAGGGTATAAGTATTTTATCCAGCTTGACGATGACTACGACAGTTTCAGGTGGCGAATGAACGAGGATATAAATTATTCTTCGCTTATGCTATCCCCGCTACCCGAAGAACAGACGCTCGACAAGGTGTTTGACATTATGCTCGAGTACTTCATATCGGTTCCCCTGATGTACTCACTCTGCATGGCGCAGTCTGGTGATTACATCGGTGGTGGCGGTTCGAAGATGGTCACTGACCAGTTCAGACGCAAGGTGATGAACAGCTTTATTTGCTCGACAGATAGACGATTCAAGTTTGTCGGTCGTATCAACGAAGACGTGAACACCTATACGTCACTTGCGCACCAAGGGTTCTTGTTCTTGACGACAGCATTCATTGCACTCAACCAGAAGACTACCCAAACAAACACTGGCGGTATGTCTGAGATGTATAAATCGCTCGGTACATACACCAAGACCGCATACACAATTATCACTCACCCTTCTGGTGCAAAGTTCTCGGTTCTCTACAATACTTCAGCCATCAAGGGTGCAGGTAAAGAGAAAGACAACAACGCGTTTCGCATTCACCACCGTATTAACTGGCGCAATACCGCACCGCTTATCCTTCGAGAAGAGCATAAGAAAGTATAATAGGTAATAGAACTATGAATAATCAACCCGACCAAAAACCCAAAGAGACCCCTGAAGAACGACGAGCCCGACTCATCGCTCAACTTGAACGTGGTCGCGAAATTGCAAAAGAAAAGAAAGAACTTATGGAAGCTGCGGGCATGGACCCGTCAGACTATCAATTAACAAAAGACGGTGACGTTGTGCAACGTAAACCATCTGTGAAAAACCTCTCAAAAATCGTGCAAGAAGTACTTGCTGACCCTGAGTGGATTGACAAGGTGATTCGTAACCAGCCTGACTGGTGGCAAGGTCTACCCGTTAAAAATGCCGCATACATTATGACAACTAGTATGATTACTATGGCTATGTCTGGTAACCTCAAAGCCGCTGACTGGGTTCGAAAGACTGGTTTTGGTGAAAAGGTAACAGTCGAAGCTGAAGACGATTCATTCTTCGGTAAGCCAGACTTCACGATTCGTGTGGTCAACCCAACATACACTGTAGAGGAATTGCAGGGCGAAGAACCGAAATACATCGAATCAAACGCTTCTGAAATGATTGAAGAACACCTAGGCACCGAACTCGATGCAGAAGACGTTGAATCTTAATGGCAGATGTCGTATTTTCAGACGCGCAGTTGCTCGCTTATAACGAGTTCTTAAACCCGCAAAGTACCCGTATTCTTTATGGTGGTGGTGCGGGTGGTGGTAAGTCATTCTTTATATGTCTTATTGTCGCGCTTATGTCAAGAAAGTACGCTGGTATACGCATTGGCCTAGCTCGAAAAGAGTTGATGAGCTTGCGACAAACAACACTCTCGACACTCCTCTCAAAAGTGCACCCCGCTCTCGGTATCACCCAAGACGACTATGTTATTAACGGTCGCGAAAACTTTCTCGAATATCGTAACGGTTCGCGGGTTCAGTTTCTTGATCTAACTGCGAAGCCATCAGACCCTGACTTTGAAAGTCTCGGTTCACTTGAATTGACTATTGCACTCGTTGACGAGGCAGGTGAAACAGATAAGCGCGCAGTTGACGTGCTTTCTTCGCGTGTAGGACGATGGATGAATCGCGAATTTGGTCTAGTCGGCACAACACTTCTTGCGTGTAACCCCTCAACTAACTGGCTTCGACAAGAGTTCTACGACCCTTACGAAGAACGCGGTATGGGACCAGTTCAAAAGTGGGAAAATGGTGAAGTATGGGTAGACGGAACAAAAGTGCCAGCTTACGACGTGTACATTCGTGCAACCGTAACATCAAACCCGTTCATCGACCCCAACTACATCGAAAACTTGAAGAAGCTACCACCACAAGAACGTAAGCGTTTGCTTGACGGTGACTGGAATTATCTCGATGACGACGACTCGCTATTCCCAATGAAACTGCTGGATAAGGCAACGACGCTCCACCCAGACACGGACGAGCCAGAAGATGCGAAGTTCAACAAAGCAATCGGTGTCGACCTTTCAGACAGCGGCAAGGACGCAACTGTCGCAGTGCTCGTTGAAAACGGGGTTGCTACTAAGTCGGTTGAAATCAAATCACCAAAAGGTAGCGACCAAGCAATCGGTCACGCTATCGCAGAGAAACTTATCGACTTTGCGCTCAAGAACGGGTTCACTCCCGCAGTTGCTAAGTACATCACCATTGAGGGTAACGGTGTGGGGGCTTCAGCACGCGATGCCTTGCGTTCTAAGGGCTGGAAGGTAAATGTATACATCGCAACTCAACAGACCCGCTCAGACGGCTTCTACAACCTTATGCTCGATCTAGACTCTGGACGTATGCGGTTACTCGATGGGTCTAAAGACTTCAACGTATCAGAAGTTAAGAAAGAACTTATTGCTCACACCTACGACCTCGACACAGGTAAAACTCGGGTGGTCAAGAAAAGCGTACTTCGCAAGAAAATCGGTCGGTCACCTGACTGGGCTGACGCGATGATGATTGCTAACATGGCTTACAACGCGTTTAAACCAAAGCCTGTTGGCGCATACATTAGGTGGTAACGTGCTTACCCCATCAAATAACCTGTTAACCGTTGACGGTTGGAAAAACGTCACTGAATTAAATGTCGGTGATGAGATTTTAACGACCAACTTCGCGGGTCACGGTATATTCTCCCCGATACTCAACATTACAGAGTACGACTACGATGGATATATTTATGAACATGTGCATATCTTCAAGCGACAGGGTGGTATTATTAGTCACTTTTCACTTACCGAAGACAGCACGCTACCCATTAGAAAGACGCTGTTTCGCAAGAGCATTCTCACAGGTGAACGTATTGCAGTTGAACAAATCGACAATATCAAAATCAAAGACATTAAGAAGAATGTTCAAGCAATCGTCAAAAGCCCTCTTCAGTTCACAATGAAAGATAAGCGTCATCAGGCTGGAGTAATCAAAAATGGTTCACTGGATATGAGCGAGTCAGAGTATTTCAGACTTCTTGCTTATGCGGTTTTTAGGGGAGCGATTACACAAGACGAAGGTTCTCGTCACACCCTTACAATGTTCAGGGTTCGTGAAAAAGATGACCCGACACGTCTCATGGATTTGCTTGATCGCAACCGAATCGCGTATCGTACATCAAGTGGGGTGAAGAACGGTTATTTAGAACGCTTGATATTCTTGCGAAGCAGCGCAGGTGCGGCTCGTTCTTTAAAAAGGTTCATAGGTAAAAGGGTGTACGAGCGAAAAATACCGAACGTGGTTATGCGCTCAACCTCACCTGACGCTGTTTATGCGTTCATCACGGAAGTTCTACGAATCAAGAAACCTGAGTGGGACTTTGACAACGGTATCCCTTCAAAAGGTCCACCCCTAGACTTTAGCGTGAGTAATGTAGAGCAAGCTGAACAGCTCGCAGACCTTTTCTTCAAGATTGGCTACCCAACAACAATAACTACAACAAGCTATTCTACACAGTTGGTTGTGAACCGTCCAAAGTTCGCTAGAATAAAGGTAGAGGACATTATCAAAAAAAAATACACTGGAAAGGTGTACGCAGTCGATGTCATCAATGAAATGGCAGTCTGCAACCCCACAAACCTCGGCCCCCGTTTCTCAATGGTGGTCAAAGTAAATTAGGAGAACATTATGATTACAGTACACAACCCGACCAATCTACCACTCGTCAAAATCAGTGAAGCAATACCCGTTCAGGGTGACTTGAAAGTGCTCACTCAAGAGAACTACGATAAGCTCAAACAATCAATCCTTAGTGACGGGTTCTACCTACCTATCTTCGTCTGGAAGCACGATGGTGACATCTACCTGCTCGACGGTCACTCGCGACAAAAGGTCATGGAAAAAGAAGGTTGGGACGTTGAAGTACCTTACGTGGCTGTTGAAGCTGAAGACTACGATGAAGCTCGACGCAAAATTCTATACATTTCGTCACAATACGGTGTCATCACAGAAGATGGCTTCAATGACTTCGTAGTAGGCCTCGAACACTTGGATATTTCGAACATACACTTTGACGCACTTGATTATACACTTGCAACTGACGCATTCGTGGACGTTAACGAAGCTGAAGACGAAGCTCTCTCAAGTATGGTTGATGAGAAAGAGAAGACGTACTCACTCACGATTAAGGCTGCTGACGAAGAGACAATCCTTGAAATTAACGACAGCATTCGAGACGTTCTCGACCAGTACAGCGGTATTAGCGTTCGGGTCAAGTAGTGAAAGCTACCGTCTGCAAATACTGCAAAGCGGTTGATAAGCACTATTCGTTCCAATGCTCACAGCGACCTCGCAAAGAGGTAGAAGCGAAACCGCGCAAAGCAATCAAGCAACGCGGTAAGCACTATGATTTATGGCAAGAAGCTCGTGCTATCTTCGTGGCGAACAACCCAGATGCGAAGTGTTCGGTATGTGGTAACCCCGCAACCGATGTCGACCATATTATTAAACGTAGCGTTCGACCAGACCTGCGATATGTTCAAAGCAACCTTCAATGGTTATGCCGTAGATGTCACACCCTTAAGGATAATGGTATTCAGTTATAATCAGGGTAGATGACAGAGAAAGAATGGAAGTCGCCTCGCAAAATCGAAGAAGAGATAAAGCTCTATAGATTAAAGCGGTTCGAAGACTACATGCGAATGGTTGATCGTGGCGAGCTTAGTCGCTCACTTGCAATCGCAGCTCTGAGAGACGAAATTGAATATAGCACACAGCTAACAGTGGAGACCGAACATGCTGATACCTAGAGAACCGAGCCCAGTAATCGAAATTCACACAGGTGACGAAGACTACGAACTCGACCGTGAGAATACGGTCATTCGCCTTTACTCTGAAGAATACGAAACCATGAACCACGTGGTGCACACTCGCGAAGCCATGGGTCAAACAGCAATGAAGGCTATAATGCTGTTCAACCAGCCAGAACTTATTTCAATACTCGACGACCACGACTTCACTATGGTCTGGCAGAAATACCCTGCAGATGATGTGGTTGAGTACTATACTGAATACCAGATGAACTCACTCGACACCGACCTTAGTTAGTCTTTCATACTCCAGCGACCGTCTGACCATACCCACGACCACGCGCCAATACTTGCGCCAATAAGAACGATAACCGCTACGATTGTCACGATGACATTATTCACTAGCTTGTAGCCCAGCGAGTCTTTTCTCAGCTGTTCAATAGACACAGTTTCAAGTTTCACCTGGCCACCAAAAGCAGATGCTAAGGTTCCTTCTGATGTGTTCGTCAAAAATGAAGCGGTGAACTTGAGCGGTACTACGTTATAATAGTATCTGTCGCTAAAGTCTTTACGGTGATACCCGTCAACTCGAGTGACGAAGTTACCGATATTGAAGTTATTCGCATTGTACTCTCGCCCGAAGTAGGTGATTTTATCAGCATACTTTTCTTCACTACCAACCCTGTCCCAGCTGTAGTAGGTACGAGTACAAGTACGTGGGTGTTTGCTAGAACCGCAAGAATAGGTTTGTGTGTGTCTAGTGTAGCGTTCATGCACCTCCTCTACGTAAGTAAACGACTCTTTTTGGTCGTCAAACTTCGTACCTTTTTTAGTTTCAAACTCACCGCGAGATAGAACGAGCCCTTGGTGCGAGTCTACGTCGTAGTTGAACTCGTCCTGTTTCTCTGCTGGTATTGCGATATTGTATTTGTAAGCGGTCTTCCAACCCTCAGTGTCAGCGTAGTCTTTGATTAAGAAGCCTAGGCCAATGACAATTGCCGCAGCAATGAAGATGATGAGTATTCGCTTCAGGTCGTTCATTCGAACTTCTCAGCCAATCCCATATCTACCGAGTACCCACCGTTTGCAAGAGGTATTACACCTGGCCCGTACCGCTTTTCACCTGCGGTTTGCGAACAGAATGGGCACTTGTTTTGCTGGTACAGAAGTACCTTGTCGTCACCGTCGCTCAACATAGTAGATTCGATAATCTTCGTGTTCTTGCCGAGGGCTGGGCAGTCGTGCATATAGACAGGGGTAGCTTCTGTATGTTCAGACATATTATTCCTTGTCGAAAAGGTCGCGAGCTTCTGCGTTGTTTACGTTGTAGTCAAGAAGTGGTTTGCGTGATAGGTCTTTACCAAGAATGCTCAAGAATAGAGTGTTTGGGAACCCTTGAACGTACTGGTTGTAGTCTTTCACTGTATCGTTGTACTGTTCGCGGTATTGTGCAAGACGGTTTTCGGTCGCGCTAAACTCTAGCATTGTTTGCTTGTATAGTTCGGTTGACTTGATCTCAGGGTACGCTTCTGTCACAGCTTGAAGTGTCAACTGCGCTTGCTCTACGTTACCCTTATTAGCTTGTGAACGTGCTTCTGCGATGGTTGTTTGAGTTTCTTGCTCAAATGTACGAGCTGATTGCACAGCGTCTACAAGGTTGTTAAACAGGTCGACACGTCGTTGTTCTTCTTTGCTGATGTTTGACTTTGCAGTTGCTACAGTTTCAGACTTGTTAACGTAAGTGTTGTTGTAACCTGCGAGCCCACCAATGATGATCCATAGCAGTACAAATGCTACTCCTAAACCGATAAAAATGCTGATTGCTTTACTTGTTGCGTACCAAGGTGTTTTCGAGGGTGACATTGTATTCTCCGAGTTAATATGCTTTTCATAGATTATAACACTGCACAACTGTTTTTATAAGTGTATAATAGATGTAACGGGGGCGATATAGATTTCGACAGTAGTACCTAACAGTTAAGTTGCAAGTACATGATTAGTTCAATCACACTTAAACGCAAACACATTCGTTTCAAAAGTTAAGAACGCAGTTGCGCAATTCGTTGCCAGCCCAGTTCTTGCTACAGCTGCTTACTAGCGGTGCGTTTTATGCAAGTTCGTTATTAGCGCATAAAACGTTATACACCCTATAAATAACGTTGTCGCGGTTTCTTACTCCCACGCAAAACAAAAGGTAAGCTGAGCACACTCCTAGATGTCTGACCTTAAACAGAACAAACTTGTAGACGCTTAATTATTAAACCGCTGGACTCGGGTGCAATACCCGACGCTTCCACCAATTAGAACCTTTACAACACGGCACGACTCACAAAGAAAAGACAAGAAAAGAAATGACAAAAACACAACCTGTAGAATTAGTATTTGAAAAGAACGGCACTAGCTGGGGCCTTAGTAGCGACATCGTTAAACACACGATTGACCTACCTATACCAGAAATGGGCTTCGACCAAGGTGTTCACCTAGTCGGGGCAAAAGTAATCAGTAGTATTAGCACCAAAGACGACAAGTCGGGCGGAGCTTCAGATACTGGGTACATCAATATGGTCGCAAACATTATCACCGACCAAGACGTATCGAACATTGTGGGATCGGTTCTCACAATCGTTGACGCAACAATCACTGATAAGGACCAACGCAAAGCGTTCAAGTCGCTTATCAAACAGGCAATCTATAGCCGATACAGTAGCGTAACCATGCGCTCAGGGCAAATCGTTGGCGAATCTGGGTACACCATTAACCCAGGGCCAGACGGTATAACAGAACCAACAGAGAACTAATAAAATAAAATAATTGTCGTGCCGTGCTATAACGGTTATAATAGAAGTACACCAGAGCTAGACTGCCAAACAAAACGAGCGTATCTATACGAACGAATGGGGTCAGCGGGCAGGACACGGTTCTGGGTCAATGATGTATTGTCTGACCCCAGAAATTATTATGGTAACAGCAGAAGAAATCAAACAGCGTTTCGAAAACGCAAAAAATCAACCGCTTGACCCAAATCTCAGGTTTACTTGCGCTTGCGGTAAACACGCCCCAGATGTACAATTAACAGATAAAGATTATCAAGAAATTGCAGATATACTAAATGGCGAATCATAAACGAAAACCAAATTACAAGTCCAAACGTTCGTGTGGGCTTTGTAAACCATGGAAGCGCATTGGTAACAGCAAGAAACTTGAAGACCGCAAGACGGTACTGGCTGCTATGACTTAGGTACAATCAAGTACCAATAAGCATAGGAGTTCCCATGGGACAACTTAAACGCGACCACGGGGGTTATCACTCAAGTGGTCTCTGGATCAAATACCAACAACCCGCTGTGGTTGAAAACGTGTCACGCAAAGCGAAGAAAAAAGACACGAAAAAATGGTGCAAAGGTAAAGTAGGAGTCGAACACAAATGGGTGCAAACACTGCACCGCTCACGTTACGACCGCTACAGCTACTACACCAGCAAATGCGACACCTGCAAAAAGGTGATATACCAAAAGCGAGTAAAGTCACAACCCCTCAAAATTGAAGTAGAGGGGTCTTCGGGCATTCGCTCATTCCCTATACAAGTTAAAGTAAACGGTAAAGCGATACCAATCGACCCCCGACGTTTTACAGAAGACTTTTGCTGGCAGTGTATGGAATGGCACCAGTACTAATCGCAAGTTCATACCACTCTTGTGTTTCGTTGATACAGCGAATCTTGTGAGAACGCTCCTCTTTCTTACGACGAACGAATGTTATGCGACCTTTCTCAGTTCGCCAGATCGCGTCTAAGTTAGAGTTGCAGTTCTGGTGCATAGGACGCAAGTTGCTTACGTCGTACTTGCACTGTGGGTAATCCTGTACCCGTAGAATGTGGTCGAGTGACAGTTCGTATTTCCAGACGGGTTCACCGCAAAAAGCGCACAACCAACCAGTATCACCCTCTTCGCTGAACTCGGTGACTGGGTTTTGTTTCCCCCATTTTTGTCTGGTTAGTTTCCATTTATTTGTTGATAATACTTTTGCCATTGTGAACCTTAATTTGTTCGCATTGTACCATTTGCCCCGTTGTGTCTGCAAGCATATTCCTGTATAATTAGCACCAGATGAGAATAGAGGACGTAATCAAAGGTATCAAAGAGACTCGCGAGGAATTGCGCTCCCCCGATGCGATTACCGCCCCTGTTCTGCTTAGTGAGAATATGTACAAGCTCGCTCAATACGTTTCAGCCGCAGAAGAAATCGTAGCTGACATCGAGTCAGAAATGATTCTGTTTGAAGCCGAGAAGGTAAAAGAGCTGTCTCGCAACAACTGGTCAGACACAAAGGTCAACCAGAAGGTGCGGCTTGAAAGCGCAGCGAACCGTGCGACCGTAGCACGTCTCAACAAACTAATTGACTCATCATGGCGACTTATCAACGTATCACAATCACGACGTAACCATATAGCAGAGGAGCTAAAAAACTTACTATGAAAACCTTATTCGACAAATACTTCTACAAGGCTGATGACACGATTCTTATTCGTTCGTCAGTTATGCAACAAAAGACTGGTCTGGCTTTATTTCTTGCTGGTGACCGTCTACCCCCTTACATTTACAAGGTGCAGGTGACCAACCGCACTTGGCGTGGCTACACTGTCGTCGATGGTGATAACCTCAAGTACTTTGTTAAGTTCAAGTATGTTATCACACGGGAAGAAGTAGTCGAACCCGCTACGAAGAAGTAAAATGGACGCGGTATATCTTTACAAGCATACGAACAGCGATGAACTATTCTATTCGATTCGCTTGCTTCAGAAGTTCTACCCCGACCTTGGCACTATCTACGTTATCGGTGATTTGCCACCAACACGGCTGCACGGTGAAGTAGTCCATATTCTACACCGTTCAATCGTGGGTAAGTTCGCTGACCAAATGCTCAAGTTCGCACTCGCGGTTCGCATTCCAGAACTGACCGACCAATTTATTCTTATGATGGACGATGTTTATCTCACCGCACCTTTTGAGCCATACCGAATGTACGACCGTAAGTACCCAATGCTAAACGAGAAAATAAAATCTCGCGCTGATGACCCGTACCGCAAATCACTTATCAAGACGGACGTGTACCTGAAGCAAAATGACCTCGGTACCCGTAACTACGAACTCCACGTACCTGCTCTGATTGAAAAAGAGAAGGCGTTGTATATGACAAACAACCTCATCGACACGGATTTCGACCTGCAAATTAAAAGCCTGTACTTCAACTTCTACCCTTCGCTTGACGGGCTGGGTTCAGTGCCGTATGATGATGTTAAAAACATTAAAATCGAAGACGTTAATGCCTACTTATCGACAAGCAATGTTAAGTTCGAAAAATATAGGAAGTTTTTGGATCAATTACTATGAATGAACCTGTAGTCGGGGTTGCAATATCAACCTACAAAAGACCAGATGTTTTCAAGAAAACATACAAAGAAATTAAAAAGTATCTGCCAAAAGGTGCCGTGCTTGTCGTTGTATCAGACCACGATGAAAATGCACCCAAAGAAGCTGATTACGTCTTCCCTGAACGTGGTGGTGTTGCAAGAGTCAAGAACAAATGCCTCGAACTGCTCGAAGAACGCGGTGCGACTGACTTTTTCCTGTTCGATGATGACACATACCCAAAGGTAAAAGACTGGTGGAAACCTTACGTCGACAGCGAAGAGCCCCACCTTATGTACCAGTTTCGGGAGTTCGCAAATAACCCAGCAAAACAGCTTACCGATATGCTTGAAATATACCGCGACAGCACAATCGTTGCTTACTCACACACTCGCGGTTGCATGATTTATGCTAACAAGTTAGTGCTTGAAAAAGTGGGCGGCTTAGACCCTCGATTCGGTATCTCGATGTTCGAACACACCGCATGGACTAACCGCATCTTCAACGCTGGCCTTACTACGTTCAGAGCAATGGACGTGCCTGACAGTTCGAAGCTGATCTACAGCATGGACGAATACCAAGAGGTTTCAAGCTCAATCGAACAACACGCACGTCGAACTGGTCTTGCGAACAACGCGAAATTGTATCGCGAATCACTAAAATCCAGCGAGTACATTGATTACCGAGAGGTCAAGAAGTCTGATAGCGCAGGAATGAACAACGTAATTATCGCTTCTTACTTTACATCGCACGAAGACCCTCAACGCAAGGTAAACTGGTCAGCAGATTACAGTGCTATGAAGCCGCTCATTGATTCATTGCAGGGCGAAAAGCTAGTGCTTCTGCACGATTGCTTCGATGAACCCGACACCGAGCAGGTCACACACATAAAAGTCGAGAGCGTATTAAACCCGTACTTTCAGCGGTGGCTCAGTATTTATCGCTACCTGAAACAGCACCCCGAAATTGATAATGTTTTCTGCGTCGATTCAACTGATGTCGAGGTGGTTAACAACCCGTTCAGAGACATGGAACCTGGCAAGATTTACTCTGGTATCGAGCAGGGTGTGCCTTCACAAAGCAGATGGTTGAGACAGCACTCAACCGTTGAACCATATCGCACTTTCACCGCGCGAAACCGTCAGCACATACTCAATTGCGGTGTCGTTGGTGGCTCTCGTGAAGACATTATCGACATCTGCAGGGGTATTTACACCCGATACTTCGATAGCGGTAAGAAAATAACAGTCGAAATGCCGATTTATGGCTTTCTGCTACGAACCTTCTACGCTGGTAGGGTTGTCACTGCGGGTGTTACAAATCAATTCAAGTCGTTCAAGTCAGATGGCACCGAACGATTCAAACATAAATAGAAAAGAGAGAAAATGGCTGGAGTTTCAGATTTCGAAAACAAACATATTATTAGGCAGTGGTTGCTAGACCACGAAGATGACTTTAAAACCGTGCTCGACATTGGTGCGGGCGTGGGTACATATTCACTAATGGGTCGTATGCCATCTCAACACTGGACCGCGCTCGAGGTTTTTGAGCCGTATGTTGAAATGTTCAACCTTGAAAATAAATACAATGAAGTAATTGTTGAAGACGCTCGAACTCACGAGTATAAAGACTACGATCTTATCATTGCGGCAGATATGATTGAGCACATGGAAAAAGAAGAAGCAAAAACCCTCATTAAAAAACTGATTGAGCATTCAAAAACTTTGTTGCTTTGCTTCCCTGTAGTTCATCACGACCAGCACGCAGGAGCCGAAGGTAATGATTTTGAGACACACGTTGACCATTGGGACGTAGAAGAGATGGACGATTTCTTGGCTGATAACGATTTCACTTCTATTGTTGGTGAAGTCTGTGCTTACTACCACGTTAGCAAACCCTAATCTTTTTTGGTGATTGTTAGAGCGTGGTGAAACAGCCCCCCCTACCCCCCAAGAACTTAAACGTCTTGAAGGATAGGTAAGCTGAATCTTTCTCGGAGCCATGCCGTCGGAGTTTCATCAGTGTAACCACCCCCTATAAGTAGTACAATGACCTGTCACGTCAAAGGGTTACAGCGACAACCTGCTATATCATTCTGTCCAAACAGTAAACTGCAAATCAGAAGTCGATAAGAATATAGCGTCGAGGGTTTGCACCTCTTCCTGGTTCTCGTCCCAATTCATATCATACAGGGCGTCCTTTGCCAATGCTACTTTTTTCATTGTCCTGTATAATAGTAATATGGTAGAAGATAAAATACACATCAGCAGCCCACAAAACCGTGAACAACGACGAGCGACTAAGCCGTCAGATCCAAAGTACACGAAAGCACGCTGGGCAATGCAGCCGAAAGCTGAGCTACGACGCAAACGAAAATTAGGGAGAAAATAAATGGCAAAATCAACAGAATCACGATTGCTTGCGATTGAACGAAAAGTGCAGCGCGTAATCCGCAAGAGCATTCGCAACAATGAAACCGACTACCACGTTCAAATGAGCGTTTCTTCACTAGAGCCAGGTGTCGTTAAGTACTCGCTTAACATTCAGAACCTAGACGGTACGTTCGCGCCTATCACCTCTGTGCTGACTTCGCTAGATGACCTTGAGCTTGTCGCAAAAGAGCTTGAAAGCAAGATTGACCGCGACCTACTCGAGAAGAAATTCATCCAGTCACGTATCGACATCTTCGAAAAGCAACTAGAGGGTGCAAAGCAATCTCTCGCTGACCTTGAAGAACTTGGTTACGAAGGGCTACGCGAGCGTCAAACACTTGAGTTCAACGCGAAATACAAACAAGCTGAAGAAGACGAGGAAGTAGAGAGCTAAACAGCCTCTGCCACCCGTCTCCAGCGGGCAGGAACGATTATGGGTAAAAAGTTAACAGGTAACCCACATATCATCAAAGACGGGGTTTGCACCCTGTTTTTGTTAGATAAAGACGGTAAGGTACGCGCTAAGACAATCGTTGACGAAGATGACGCTGAGCGTGTCTTAAAACGTCGCTGGTTGGTCGGTAGAAGCGGGTACGCAATCACGGTGGTTGGTGAGAAACAAATCGGTCTACACAATTTCATTATGAATAGTCAGATGATCGACCACAAAAGCGGCAACCGTTTTGATAACCGCAAGGTAAATCTGCGAAAGGTAACTCGACAGCAGAACGCGCAGAACGTTGCCATCGGTAAGCAGAATACTTCTGGCTACAAAGGAGTCTCTTGGGACTCACGCCTAAAGAAGTGGGCTGTGTTTATTCAAATCCCTGGTATGAAGATCAAGCGGGTTTGGGCAGATGACGACCCGATACAAGCCGCGTACATCTATGACCAGTGGGCTATGCAACTATTCGGTGAGTTCGCTCGCACCAACTTTCAGTACAACAACGAAAAAGAGACCTAGCCATCCACGGTAAGTCTCTCTTTCGATACGTCGCTCAGGTTTTTACCTACGCGTACGCTAATTGTAACTCGACTATTTTACTTCTGCAATAGCTTTGTCGTGAATGTTCATAATGATTGACACGTTGTCAAACCAGAACAGTTGCGCTCGGAAGATACCACCCGTAGCTTTGAAGTTATTGTAGAAACGGTCGTGTGAGAATCCTGGTGTACCAAGAGCTGAAAGATACGCTCGGATCATCTTACCTTGAATGAAGATAGGGTTGATACGTGCAATGTCTTCGATTTGTTGTACACGGTCTTCGATAGTTTCGTGGTCGAAGTCAGCAAGTTGGCCTAGCTTGAAGCGTCGGTTTTTACCTGATGATTCCCCGCCAACGATAATCGCTAGAAGAATTGTTGGTGTTAACCAAGTGTGGTTTTCTAGAATGTCTGCAAAGTTCTTGTAAGTCTGTGAACCTTGTGAGACGTAGAGGTGTAGGTAGTCCATGAGGTTCCAAGTCTTAGATGTGATGTTCATCTGTAGAGCGTCAGAAACTGTGAGACCTGGGCGCATAATGTAAGCAACTGGGATGCCTGCTGTTTCGGCAGCTTGTAGACGGTGTTGACCATCAATGACTTCCATCTTTTCGTTTACAGTAATAGGTGAGATTTCTGTAATGTTAGTTGGTTTACCTTTTGCGTCTGGTTGTTCGATTTGCGCGATAAGACGCTTAACGTGCTTTTGGTCAACGTTTCGGTTACCACCAAGCACCTTAAATTGTTCGTAGTCTGTTGTAGACTGAACTTGATTTGTTGTTCGTGACATATTGTCTCCTTGCTGAAAGCAATTTTATATTCTTCTTCTTATACACCGTAGTTTAGAGACATACCGCTCAGGTCATTTTGCTACTCTAATGTTCGAGTTCGTGGTCGTACGTAGCCTGGTCGTTTACCAGTACCAAGTCGAATATCTGCTGAACGAGCTGCTGGTTTATAAAACTTGTAGGTGTAATCTTCACCTTCAACTTTTACGTACTTGCCGCGTGGCGCAATACCGCTCTTAGCAAAACGAATTGAACGTAGTGTGTGGTTAGTCTTACCGTTTCGGGTCATAGACTTTAAGTAACCAACGCCTAGGTGTTCTTTTGTTGCTACTGGTTCAAACTTGACAATGCCTTCTTCTGGGTCGAAAAGAATCTTTGCGAACTCGAAGTCTGGTTTGTCTTGTCCGAAGTAAAAACCGTCAACTGTGTGACTGACGATATTCTCATCGTGCGATTTAGGGTCTCGCTTCCCGACTGTAAACTCAGTTAGTGCCATTATGTATTCACCTCTTTCTTGAGTTGTTTATTGGTTTCTCGCAGAACTGCAGCCTGTTGCATTTTCTCTGCGTGTTTCTGTGTGTATAGCTTAGTGCCGAATGGTAACTTGTGTTTAGCAAGATACTGGGTTCGGTTTAGCTTATGCACACGAGATACATGTAACATCAAGTTAGTCTCAGACTTGAAGTCACACTTTTTTTCTAGACAGTAGGTGTTGTCTGCCGCTTGTTGCCAAGCATTGCGACCACCTTGCCTATACATTCGTGTAATCTGTGATTGAAAACTTGTGATAACACACCTCCTGTGAACTACCGATATTTTAATGTACACACCTATCGTACCACCCATAAAACGAGGTGTCAACACATTTTTACCACCATTTTCACCACGAACGTGCCGCCTCTCCGTAACCCCTGTTTTTCACCTTTATATATACTAGATATAGATAAACAAGATATAGAAAGAGACGACAACATGTCCGTGACTAACCCACAATTACTCTTAAAACTTAGCAAGAATAAGTTTTACAAGTTGACAAAAGCAGAACAGGAAATCTTAGACGATTTTTTAGCGAAAAACTCGGAAAGCGATACGACGAACTCTCCGAAGACGAAATCACGCAAGCTCGCAAAGACTACCCCTGCAACTGTCAGCACAACCCCTGATGAAACACCTACGTTCACACGCAACTACTTCGAACGCGAAACTGGCGAAATCCCAGAAGAAGATGTAGTGAATCTGCGAGATGACGACAATGCAGGTAAATAACTTCCACGAAATTCGTTGCCCATACGAGAAGCTATCTCGAACTAACGGTCAAAACTACAAATGTAACTCACTTTGTGTAAAAGTATCTGACGGCTCAGCTGGTGAAGCTCGATGCCGCAAATGCTACGCTAACTTCATCTTTAGCGTTGTAGACGGTAACGTGCAAACTCAGACTATTCAACAGGTCGTAAGCGCGAACCACACTAAGAAATAAGTAGACCTATAGATGAAGATCGTCCGACCAGACAAGCTCCGCACTATGAAGCAGACTATCAAGCGTATTCACTACGCTACTGCTTTCTATTCCGAAACAGCGGTCGACTCAGTAGAATACTACGAGCAAGGTACTGACGCTCCGACAATCATCTCAAGCAATATCACCACTGCTGGCTCATTCAACTCTGCAGTTGGGTCACGAAATGTGCTTAAAATACACGGTATTGTTGACCAAACAGAAGGATTGAGCGCAGACTCAGCACTTTTGGTGCAAAAAGAGACTCTTGCGGTCATTTATAACGGTGACTTTCAATCTACGGATACTTGGGATACCTCAACCGTCGCTGGTTGGTACCTAAAAAACGAAGGGGGCTCAAGTCTCGCTTCAATCTCAACAGCAGAACACCACAGCGGTACGAAATCACTGCAATTACACGTTGACGAAGACGATAATTATGTTTCAGCTGGTGTATCTGACGCTCTCGACACAGCAAACATCATACGGCTTACACCTGAAGGTCTATACACCTTCTCTTTCTGGCACAAATCTACCGAAGAGGGGGTTTTGAACCTCGTTCTTACAATGCAACGAGCAAATGGGGATACAGTTTACCTGCAAGCAGATGGTACTTGGGGTGACACACCTAACATCGCTATCTCAACAAGCGATACCTGGACTAAATATACGATCAACTTCGAAGCTCAAGACCGAGTTCGACTAATGCAATCACCACTTATGGATCTTTACTTGCAAACTGGTAACGGTTCTGCGGGTATCGACTACTTCTTAGATGACGTGGTTCTTGACCCACAGGTAGCAAACAACGCTGACCTGGCTTACTTCGACCGTTTTATCCTTCACCGTGGGGAAGTAACGAAGGTTGAAAAAGACGAAGACGCACCTAGCACTACAATCACCATTGATGACGCTATCGTTGTCGCGGCTTCAACTCCGTACGGTGGCCTTAACATTGATTACCCAGTGACAATCGAGGGTCTGATTAACGCAATCGCAACGTCAGTTATTACAAATGGTAGCGCGGTTTATCCAGACAACCTACCAAATCTCGACTACTCACTCCCATCAGATGCCTTCGCAAACATTCAGAACTATATGGTTCGTGACTTCATCGCGGACATCGCAGAAGCGACAGGGTCAACTGCTCGAATTACACCTCAAAATCAGCTCGAGTTTACCCCAATCACCATGAACCCAGTCGACACACTCGACCACAGCACCCTTAGTAAGCTCAAAGTTATCGCTACAACTGGTAGGGTCAATCAATTGTCACTATCTCGTCAACCACAAGATGACAACATCGTAGAAACTAACGAAGTATCAGCAGTCGCAGACGGTTTGACTACATACCGTATCGTAAACAACTGGATTATGGACCCGAACCGAGCCGCTTTCATTGTCGACCTATTCAATGACGTATATGACGGTGTTGAATACTACACAGGTAGAGCAGAAACAATCGGGCTATGTGCTTATGACGTAGGTGATGTAATCATCATGGACAACGGTGGCGACGAATACAATATGTTCATCAACGAAATCGACCTAGTCATGGAAGGTGGTAGCATCAAAGAAATTCTCGTCTCAGTTCCATTTGACGACGGTACGACAAACCAACAAACTGCTGGTAATGTCTTGACTACGCTTTACAACACAAAGATTCAGGTAGACCACCAAAACAACAGCATCACCTCTCTCGTGGCTGAGTACACATCATTTGCAAACGAAACTACTTCGCAATTTACTCAGGTGCTTCAAACTCTCGAAAACATCACATCAACGATTCAATCGACTGGTGGCGGTAACTTAATCCAAAACTCTGTTGGCTTCTCTCGCGAAGGTACAGCCCTATCTCACTGGATCGAATCTGGTACGGGTACACTTAGCTCTCAAGACGCTCCATCTTCACTCGCATACGGTGCGGTATCAGGTCACTCTATTATGCTTACAGGCAGCAGCAAGAAAATAAGCCAGCGCGTACCAGTTACGCTTGGTGGTGAGTATTCATTCTCAGTCTACGCAAGCAAAACAACTGCAGGTAATGCTCATATCCGTCTTTCAAACTCAGTAGACAGCTACGAATTTGACCTACTTTCAGGGCAAATCTACACTTGGACTTTCTTCTACACGGAAGGTATAATAGCTTCAGACGTATACTTCGACATCGAAATCGAGTCAGACGGTGCGTCCGCATTTTACATTACTGACCCAATGCTCGTGACTGGTGTATATCGTCAGGTTTGGTCTCAGTTTAACGGTGAAATCCTTAACACGAGTGTCCAGATCGACACACGCGGTATTCGGGTATACTCAGATGAGAACGTTGGTTCATACACAATGATGACACCAAGCGAGTTCGCCTCATACGACTCAAACAACGAAGTCGCGTTCCGAGCTAACAACGACACTATCGAAATGAACAATATGCTTGTAAATGGTGATACATATTACCAAAACTCGCGAGTATTCATTCGACAGGACAGCGACGGTCTATCATATTACATTAGAGACCCAGCATAGAAATAAACAGGTATATATAAATGGCAGGTTCATCAACTCAACGAAATGGCTCAGGTTCTTTTGCGAACTGGGGTCTTCGTATTGTCTGGAGTTCTTATGTCGACGTACCAAACAACCGCTCACGTGTTGACGCAACCCTCCAGCTGATTATCCCTGGTGGTGCCTCAATCGCCGCTACAGAGTCTGGTGCAATCAACATCAACGGTCAGTCATTCGGTTTCTCTCGTGGCTCAACTACCCGTGGTGCAGGTACGCATAACCTCTACTCTTACTCAACTTGGGTGCCGCACAATGGTGACGGTACAAAAGGTATCTACATCGGTGGTTCATTCAGCTCTGGTTGGTCATTCTATAACAACTCGGGTGGTCCACGCGATGTCGGTGGTAACTTCGGTCTTGATAATATCCCACGTAACCCTAACATTCAGGGTGCTTCTGACTTCAATGACGAGGGTACCCCTAGCGTCTCTTACGCAAACCCAGCAGGGAACACTGTTACTGGGTTCTTTATGCTACCAAACATTACTGGTGGTACTCAATACGCATGGCGAAACTTCGGTGCGAACGGTGGTCAAACGTATAACTGGTCACTAAGTGCTGGTGAACGCAATGCAATCCGACAAGCAATGGCTAATACTGCATCGACAACTGTCCGCTACTACATCGGTAACGGTCTTGGGTCTGACCAAACCGTCGACCGAACCGTCTCTATCGTGGGTGGTGAACCTACATTTAGCACATTCGGCTACTACGACAACAACCCTGATACGGTTGAAATCACAGGTAACGATCAATACTTAATCCAGAGCTACTCAGAACCACACATTACAATCGAGTACCCGTCTCAAGCAGCCACAGCGAACAAATACGCTACAATGAACTCATACCTTGCGGTTACCCCTTGGAACTCAGTCAACATACCCTTTGACGACGAAGACATCGACGTTGGTGTAGACATCGCTAACTACGGTGACAACTTCAACTTTCAAGTAAGCGCAAAAGACTCACGTGGTAAAATGACCCTCGCAAGCAAAACTGCGAACCTATTACCATACAACTCACCTATCTTGAACATTGGTGTTGAACGTATCGACTCTGGTGAAGGCGACTTTGACGCAATTCAAATGCAAATCGGTGGTCGTTTCTCACCTCTAACTGTTGGTGGATCACCTAAGAATGCGGTAAACGCTTCAAACGGTGTATCATACCGCGCTCGAAACCTCACATCTGCGGGTGAATGGGGTGCTTGGGACAACGTGGATAATACCAGCGATGCTTCGGGTAACGTAACTGTACCAGACTTCACGGCTACTACTTTCGCTGCGGGTGAAACTACATACGCAGAAGCAAACACATATCAAATCGAAGTGAAGATGACTGATAAGCTCGAAACAAAGTCTTACTTCTTCACCCTAGAACGATCAATCCCTCTATTCAAAATCGGTAACGATGACGTTATTTATTACAAGGGTATCGCAATGGACGACTACATTGTATCTGTCGCCCCTGAAGGCCCATCTGGTGCAACTGGTTCTCAAGGTGCAACTGGGGTCGGTCCAACTGGTCCCCAAGGTCAACTCGGTAACACTGGGGCTACAGGTCCAGCTGGTGTCCGTGGTTTCACGGGTGTAACTGGTGTACGTGGATTTACAGGTGTCACAGGTGCTACTGGTGTCGGTGAAACTGGGCCAACTGGTGCGACTGGTATCCAGGGCCCGAGCGGTGCAACAGGTGTCGAAGGGCCAACAGGTCCTCTCGGTTTCACTGGTGTTACTGGTCCATCGAACTATGACGTATGGGTAGCTCAAGGTGGTGTCGGTGGTACTGGTGCGTTCTTGATTACAGCTCGCGGTGCTACTGGTGCGGTTGGTAACACGGGTACTTCTGGTCTAACTGGTGCAACAGGTATTCAAGGTCAAACAGGGCCACGAGGGTTCACTGGCGCAAATGGTAATACTGGTGCTACAGGTACTGGTATTCAAATCGTTGGTACGGTTCCTACTGCTTCTAGCCTTCCTGGTTCAGGTGCAGACGGTGACGTATACATTGCTACTGATACTGGTCACGGTTGGACATATAACGGCACAACTTGGGTTGACATCGGCCCACTAACAGGGCCAACAGGTCCTGCAGGTGCTACTGGTGCTGGTCGAACTGGTGCTACTGGTATTCAAGGTGTACAAGGGTTCACAGGGCCAATCGGTCACTCAGGTCCAACAGGGCCAATGGGTGCTTCTGGTGTCGGTGTTCGTATTCTTGGTACGGTCGCAACCGTAGAAGACCTACCTGACGATGCCGCTATCGGTGACGGTTGGATGGTTGATGGCGAGCTTTATATCTGGGACGGTGACAGCTGGGAATCTGTGGGACGCATTATGGGTCCTACTGGTGCTACAGGTGTTCGCGGTTCAACAGGTGTTCAGGGTCCTTCAGGTCCTTCAGGTGCTTCTGGCCCTCTTGGTTTCACAGGAGCAACTGGCCCTATGGGTCGGGGTGTTACGGTTAAGGGTACAGTTATCGTAGAGTTCGACCTTTACGGTATCCCTTCCCCAGCAACAGGTGACATCTACATTGTAGAAAACCCTGACCACGACGCTTGGATTTGGAACGGTGTAGTCTGGGAAAACCTAGGTCCTATAACCGTTGGTGCAACTGGTACTCCTGGTGCTCCTGGTTCGCCAGGTGGTGCCACGGGCCCTCGTGGTTTCACTGGGGTTCAAGGTCCGACTGGTCCACAAGGTGCGACAGGTTCAGGTGCTACAGGTACCCCAGGGCCAACAGGTGCCACAGGCCCAGTAGGGGCAACGGGTACGCCAGGTTCAATCGGTACAATCGGTCAAACTGGTCCTTCTGGTGCCGCTGGTAATACTGGTGCAACAGGGGCAGCGGTCGGGTTCAGAATGTCTTACATTGGGGACTCATCAACAGACCTAGACCCTACATCAGGTAAGTTCTCAGCTGACGCGGCTGCATTCGCTTCAGTTACTAAACTTCGCCTCGACACACTCGACTTCTCAGGTCAAGACCGAACTTCACTATATGAACTTATTGACACCTCACTGGTTTCGCCAAAGGGATACTTCTACGCAACACGAAGCACTGGGTCATTCCAGACAAATGTGTTCGCAATTGACGACGTTCAAAATATGGGTGGTTGGTATAGCTTTGCGGTTACTCCAATATCAGGTACAGCTCTTTCAACAAACGACTATACCTTCATCTATATCCCTAACTCAGCAGAAGGCCCTCCAGGGCCAGTCGGTGCAACGGGTATCCGTGGTCTTAGCGGTGTCCCAGGATCAACAGGGCCACAGGGTTCTCCTGGTGGTGCTACTGGTCCAACAGGGCCAGCTGGTGCGACTGGTGCAATCGGTCAAACTGGTATTCGTGGGTTCACGGGTGTACAAGGTTTCACTGGTTCTGGTGCAACAGGTCCGCAAGGTATTCAAGGTCCTCCAGGTGCGACTGGTACAGCTGGTTTAGCTGGTTCTACTGGTCCGCAAGGTGCAACGGGTGTCGGTGCTACTGGTGCGACAGGGCCTGCTGGTTCAAATGTCGTAGCGGCTAAGGGTGACTTAATCGTAGGTGACGCAACTGCAACACCTCAACCATTCAGTGTGGGTATAAACGGTCACGTTCTAACTGCAGACTCAGCTCAGCCACTCGGTGTGAAATGGGCACCACCTTCAGGTGGCGGGGGCGGTGGTGGTTCACTCGGTGAAATTCGTCACGCTCAAGCGACTATTTATGACTATATGGGTACAGCGCCAATCTCAACTTCAGAGTCTGATCCAGTTTGGTCACTCACTCGATTAACATTAACTTCACCAGTATTAGTTGAAGTAGCATACGATTCCTGGGATAACCGTGCTACAGCAACGTACTCATAGGTATAATAGAATAAATGGCTAACATTTCTTCAGGTGCAAACGGTCCTTGGTCTTCACCCTCTACATGGACGGGTGGGGTTGTTCCTGGCGCGGCTGACAACGTAACTATTGCAAACCACACAGTTACAATCGACCAAAATGTGACCTGTACCAACTTCACCACGCAATCAAGCGGGTACGTTCAATTTGTCGGCACGACAAGCTACACGTTCACTTCAACGGGTACTACTACTATGGCCGCTGGTGCTGGTGCTATGTTCTGGACTGAGGGTTCATATAATGCGAACAGTTCTCTTATTTTCAACGCGGTTGTCATACAAGCTAAGACCTCAACTGGTACGACATACAACGGCTTTACTCGACTTATGGCAGGGTCTACTGGCACCTTAAATATCACAATGCAATCATTTGTCGGTGACAGCAACCAATCTGGTGCGAACCCAGCAATTATATGGACTAGTGGCGTAAGCTCAATTGATATTCTGCCTGGGGTAATCATCACTTGCTGGTCATGGACGATGAACTTCAGCCCAGTCTTCTACAGTAACGCATCTACAGGCACTCCAGCATTCTTCATTATCAACACTAATGACCAGCCTATCAGTGTTGGTGGGTACTTTATTCACACTTCACAGAGTGGCGGTCGTCGATATGTAACTGTCAACGGTGACTTTATCATCAATAGCACGAACACGTCTGCGGGCATCAATATGACGAGCACTGAAGCAGAAGTAATTATTAACGGAGACTTTATCCGAACTAATACAGCGGGTATTGTATACGGGGGCTCTCTCGTCGGTTCGACAACTATCTTCAACGGGAATATCGAGCAAACGGGTTCAAACACTGGTGGCACAATGGTTAGCGCAAGCCAATGGGAAGTTACAATCAACGGAGACGTTATCGCTCGCTCAACTACGACAAATGCGGGTATAGTAAGCTCTACTGGGGCAACGTTCTTCCTATCGGGTAACGCCATTTCTGAGGGAACCGCTTCGGCATTCTACCTAACCAACACAGCAAAAGTAATTGTTGGTACTGCTAACGCTGGGGTCACCCACAGATTAGAGTCCCTAGGTACTGGTTTAGCGGTATGGGGACAGATGATTATGACATCAGGGAACACTTACGAAATCACTCAGCGTCACGTAGATGGTTCGCTACTACATCTCACCGAACACGGTGCGGGGCCAACTACAGCGAATGTTCGAGAAGGTGCGACTTATGCAATCGGTGACAACACAGGCGATCTAAAGATGCCAATGCCACATTCTGTACGAGCTGGCGTGACATACGATGATACAAGCGTGGGTACTGCATTAGCAGATAACAACGACCTAGCAAATATAACGGGTGGTCAAATAGCCACATTAAGCGAGTAATATAAATGGCAACTATTGCATCTCAAGCAACTGGTAACTGGTCTAGCACTTCAACATGGAGTGGTGGTGTCTTACCAGGCGTAAATGACGTTGCTCAAGTGGTCGCTGGCCACGTTGTTACTATCGACCAGAATGTCGCGGTGCAAAGTCTATCTAACACGGGTAACGGTAAGTTCGTATTAACTGGCTCAACCCCTCGAACTATCACTTGCTCAATCTCAATGATTCTTAACACAACAGCTACGGGTACCTGTCTATTAGAAATTGATGGTTCTTATAGTGCGACTGGTTCTACTATCAATACGGGTCTTGTCTCAATCGGTTCGCACACTGGGACAACTGCGCTGGCTGCAATCAACATTTTAGCCGCTGCTACAGGTTCTATTTCATTTACTGGTACAAGCTGGCAAGCAGACAACAACGCGACAGGTCTTGAACCAGCGGTACTGCTAAACGCATCAACAGCCACCCTAGACATCAACCTCACTACAGCCATCCAAGGTAACGGTACGGCATTTGGTCAGGCACTCGTTTCAACAGGTGACAGCGAGATGACTATAACGGTGCCTCTAATATCTGCAGGCCTAAGCATTTCGGGGGGTACCACCCTAGTCCCTTATGTAAAACCAGTCACAATAAATACTGGCTCTATCGTCGGTATAGTTGGTGCTGGTACAGGGTTTAGCGGTGCACGCACAACCGCTGGTGTTATCACAGTCAATGGTAATATCGGGCCAGGTAGCTCACCAAGTCTGAGTATTACGGGTGCAATCCAACTCATCATCAACGGCAATGTTTCTGGCGGTAACACCTCGAGCGGTAGCGCAACTGGTATAACACTTAACGGTTTCAACTTCGATATTACCGTCAACGGCAACGTAAGCGGTGGTACGTCCAACTCGAGTGGTGCAGTAGGTATCCTAGGAAGCAGCGTTGGTGGTAGAATTACTGTCAACGGTGATGTACAAGCTAACCAACTCACGGGTGGCTCGGGTGCTAGTGGTATTAGCTTCAACACCATTAACACGTTCACAGGTATCAGCTATATTACTGTAACTGGTGACGTTCGTGGTGGCCCAAACGCTGGCGGTATTAGCGCGGGTGGTAGCTCAGCTGGCGGTGTTCAGGTATGGGTGGGCGGTAGCGTCTACGCTGGAGTTAGCGCATCAACAAACTTTCTTGGTGTGGGTATTCAACTTAACAACAACGGCTCAAACCTTGTCGTTGAAGGCCCTGAGATTTCTACGAGCGGTACATCTGGATCCCCTGCGATTTACTGTACAACTCAATTTGTTGGTGATGTCACTATTGGTAAAGCGAATCAAACTACGACCATCACGAATACAGCTTATGCAGCCGCAATCGCAGTGCCATATCTAGTAGCAGATGACGCTCATCTCGTCTGGCGTTATCTTTCGAATAACAATTACCAAGATGTCGAGGTTTTACCACCGCTATCAGATGTCGACTCAGATATAGCCGTAACAGACGTTCGTGCTGGGGTGGTCTACGATAATGACGACAAAGTTGGTACAATGATTGTCCCTGAACCTGATGACGTTCTCTATGGCGTACCTGTCGACGACGTAGTCGGTCTTGCTCACGTTACATTAGCAGACGCTGCTGCGATCACGGGTAGCCAGATTGCTTCACTCAGCACATAAATAAAGCCCCTGTGACTTCACAGGAGCTCGCTGGCTGCATTTTACGATCAAAGATGGTTACCAGTCGAGGTTCTCATCAATGTGCATGATTCCACCCTGCGCAAGTCTTGATTTTGCAAAGTCATCAAAGTAACTATCGCTGCGTTTCAATCCCTTCATAACCGTGTGACGTTCACCAGAAAGTGATATTATGTCTTCGGTTTCAATCTCGAATGTAGTGTTAGCTCTCAGCTCAGCTTCACCGTGGTGCCATGTTGTGTCCCATTGAGGGGGATATGGTGTAGAAACCGAGATTGACTTGTGGCGGGCAAGGTCAAACGAATGTATTAACCCCCCAGTGTGGTCTACCATCTCAACTTCTCCAGAATCAAGCGTCGTGATTGTATAGGCGCTTCTCGAATGTTTCAACTGACCCATTCTTCCCTTAATCATGTGTTCAATGTTATTTTTCTTCCCGCGATCAACTTTCGCGGGTTTCTTCATCTCAAAAACAAACGGGTTGTCGTGTTCAACAGGTGGTCGAAGAAAGATGTCGTTCTTTACTGGTCCAGTATAGTGATTAGCTTTGCGAAAACCGTCCCAAGAACCAGAAAGTTTCTGCCGCCAGGGGGCAGGGCTAGACAAATGCTTTTGCATAATTTCGTACATCTCTTCTTGAGTCATCAGCCTATTGCCGCCACTTCTGGGTTATCGTTCACAAGGAGGTAACACCCCGTGCGACTACGCCTGAACAGATACCGCTCCAGCTTAAAGAACTTGAACTGCCCTATATCGGGTTTCGCTGGTAACTGAGCCTGATAAAACTTGTTCTTCAGTACGATATGCCGCGCTGGTAGCTCGATAATATAGTCGAACATCAGCCCATTACCACCAAGTGTTTTCGATTGTGCCTTTGTACATACTGCAACCTGCCGTGTCGAACGAAACGACCCGTAGTGTGCCCGTGCCGCCAGACCGCTCTCCCCCAAGGGCACCCGAGTACCTTTTCAATCGGTGGTAGCTGTATAGCAAAATCAAACATTTACCCTATTATACTACAGGGCACGTACCGCGTCAACAGAGGTCACGGCTTGTCTACCCAGTTGGAGTCGGTCGTGGATTTATTGGAGATGCGAAGGTTTCTTCATAAAAAAATCTCTAAAAAAAGTGTGTGTACCGTTTTTACCCCTTTGACCCTAATGACCCCTTTTTACCCCTTTTACCCCTTTTCACCCTATAGGAACATCTCCTTTTGAATTGTCAAATTATACCAATCGTGGATTCATTAGGAGACTCTATACACCATAGCGTAACGTGGGTGGTGTGGGGCGGTCACAGGCTACAGGACGCAGCGGGGTTTTAAGCCAAAGAACACAGGCTTGGCTGCAGCAAAAGAAAATCCGCAGCTTTTACACTGCGGTTTATTTTCTTTAAGCGAACTTGGTAAGGTTATATTCCTTATCGACGTTCTTGACAATACATTCGTGCAGGTCTAAGAACATCGCTGCCTTCGAACCTATAGCAAGTCTTGACGCATAATCATTCTGTGCTTTGAACGCAATCGTAGTCATCATCGAGTCTTTGATTCCGTTATCGTATATCTTCTTGTGTGCCGTCTGTGAAATCAGCACGAGAAAAATATTCATTCCCGCACCCTCTGCAATAAGTCGTTCAAGAGCAATCTTAGCTCCTTCGCCACACTGCTTTATAAAGGTTGCAAACTCGTCAATCACTATATACATAGGTACGCTGTTATCTTCAACAGTGTCCCCCTTCTTCATACTAGCCTTCCAGCTCGCTCGGTTACGCTTTTCAAGTTCACCGACTGTACGACGTAGAACTCCTCTAAAAGCGTCAACATCGCTGTTTACATAAGCTCCTTTTGCGAACTTTGCATAGTCTTGTGCCTTTGGTGACCAAATCGCTACTTCTGCAATCTTGACCATATCTTCAAGCATAAACTTTACCATCGTTGACTTTCCAGACCTAGACATACCAGAGATAAGGGTGTGCCCCATTTGTCGTGGTCCCATACTTACGACTGTACCAATCTCGGTTTCACCAAGTCGTATCTGTGCCGTTTCGGTTTTCTTGACCTTATAATCTTTCATCATATCATCGAATACATTTCTACTCATAACATCTCCTTTCTGGTTATTCAAACCATTCAATTAACGTGTGAGTGCTGACTTCTACGTTGCCGTGATCGTCAGTACCCTCGTATTCAGTTTCTTCGTATCGGTAGCCCATTTTGTCACAGTGGTCGCAGTATAATCGCTGACCGTCCTCTTCGTAATCAGAGTGCTGACACTCTAAGTAGAAAGGGTTGCCATAACTGGCCCACTCACCTGTCGCTATATAATTGACTTTAATCTGTTTCATATACTAACTATAGCACCTTTTCTGATAAAATACAATACCTTTTATCTAATCTAAGCTATTGTACCACTCAGAGTCGCTAACAGCGCCCAACTTTTCAATAAAAGGGGCAAATTCATCGACTCGCAAGCAAATACCACCAGGGCTGCACACCAAACCACCGTTCACCCATAAGCTGAACCTGATATGTGCAGGGGTCTCGTCTGTAATCCTGTACGTAATACGTTCAATCATCACTCGATCTCCTCTTCTTCGGTGGTTTCAACCACTTCTTGAGCTTCTTCAATCAAATCCTCGAACTCAGACTGCTTCGATAGCAGCCATAAAGCGTCTTGGTAATTGTTAATATCATACTCAGCCCCTTCAAGGACTTCTCGCAAACTTACGCTCATTGCATTCTCCTTAAACATTTCATACACGTTACTTTTCTATCGTTAGTGGTTACGTTCATATCCTGTGTAACCCATTGACCGCATAGCAAGGCCCATTTACCTTTAGTGCCGAACATCTTATCGTACTTGCTCTTTACGCGCCCACGACCTTTTCTACGATGGACGATGACCCGATGCGAACTAATCCTGGGACGGGGGCAGGCTCGAACAAATGCTTTCACCGCCTCACGCAGACTCATCTTCGTCCTCGTCATCGGCAAGGCCATCACAGCAGGACCGTGGGTACCCAGGCTCTTCACCGTCAATCAACGTGCCGCAGGTCATACAACATAAACCGTCCTGCACATAATCTTCAAAGAAACTCATACGGGTTCTCCTGTAATCGCATCTTTGAAATCGCTCAACTGAGCCAGTATGTGAGAGCTTGCAGGCAACCACGTGATGTGTTCTCCCGCAGATAGCATTTCACCGTTAGGCATAACAAGAACGTCTAGCTTTGCCAGTACCATCTTGCCCTTAGTTAGTTCTTTGTAGTCGTTCATACTGTTGCCTCGATACCGTAAAAGTTGCACCAGAACTCTTCTCGCCTTGCCCTGATCTGCCTGTCTTCTGGGTAGTCTTTCACACTCTCCATATAATCAGGTGTACAGGTTGG